TGAAAAGATTGAAGAGAGATTATATAGCAAAGATATAATGCTAAGTTATAACAATGTTGATAAAATACATGACGAATGAGAATAAAGAAAAAATATTTACAAGAAAAGACTGTAGATGAAGTTGAAGAAAAAGAAATAACACAAAAAACATATTCACAACAAGAAGTTGATAAAGCAGAAAGAGAAGGGGTTGGTATTGAAGTTAATGGTACTGTTGTCCCAACAAAAGATGGTGGGTTGCAAATTACAACCATGAATGAAGTTGGTCCAGGTAAGGTTCATACTAAAAAATTTGATAGATGTGTAAAAGATGTAAAGAAAAATTCACCAGATGTGGATAACCCTTATGCTGTTTGCCAAGCTTCTTTGGGTGTTAAAGCAATTAAGAAGTCTCATCAAAGAAAAAAAGATTACAATAATGAATCTAATTTTGTTATGACAAAAGGTGAGTTGCTTGAATCTCTAAACGTCAAAAAAAATAGAAAAGTAATAAAAACAGTAAAAATTAAAGATATTAAAAATGATTGATTTACTAAAAAAGATTAAGCTTTGGGCTAATAGCAATGGTAAAATGATATTACTATCTGTAATATCATTAATATTAATTGCTTTACCATTCGTAGGTGCTATCGTTGCAGTAACAAATGCTATTGAAAATGAAACGGTATATATGATTTTAGATTTAATATTATTTGTATTGTTTGGTATAACATATGTTGCATTCACTAAATTTATGAATAAATTATGAAACAAAATATTAAAGAAATACTATATAAAGTATTATATGTTATTTGGGGTAGAATACTTCCGCTTTTATTAGTTTTGGGGTTCTTTATTGCAATTTTATTTAACCTTTGGAAAATACAAAATATACCATTAGTTTGGTCAATTATAATATCATTGGTTGGATTTGCCTTAGTTGGTTTTGGATTTGGTAAATTACTTAAATTATGGTAAGTATTATATTTTTATTTATTTCTGTATTTTTAGTTTTTACTGGTAAAGCTATTGCTGATACAGTCTCAAATGAGGCTAGTTGGTCTAAATCTATTTTTAGTAAACATGATATAGATAGTTTTTGGGGTAGTAAAGACCATACATGGAAAAGAAAGTATAGAGATAATAAAATAATGAATTACTTATTTAGCACTATATTAGTTTGGACTACCGACATATGGCATTTGGCTAATACATTAAGGAGATTGGGTATCTATTTGGGTATATTCTTAGCTTTAACGATTAGCACAAATTTATTAAGCGAATTAATAATAATTTCAACATATATTATATTAAATATAGTTGGATTTCATGTATTGTACACATATTTTTTAAAAAAATAAATTAAAATGGATTTTAACAAGATTAACGAAAAGATTATAGAACAATTAAAAAATGAGGAATATTCATTATCTGGATGTGATATTTTTCATGATAAAAAGGTTGTACCATTCACATTATTAGAAGAGAGATTTGATGAAGTTTCAAAAAGATGTAAATCAGCTTATGATACTGATAGCATTACTTCTCAAATAATAACTGAACAAATGAGTTTGGTATATGAAATTATTCATTTAGAAGAAGAGCATAGGGAAGAATTAGCTGAATTAGCAGTTAAGATGATAACAGATGAATTTAAAATACCAGAAGGTGCCGTAGATATTAATGCATCGTTCAATGGTGAAATAACTGATGAAGGTATTATTAGTAAAGAGAACATAAATGAGTATGATAATTTTGAATTTGATGATTACCAGCAACTTACTGACACCAATGATGAAGTAAGTAAAAGAAGAGTGTTAAATTCAATGATTCAAGGTGCGGCAAAAAAGGTGAATCATATGTTTCACATGGTTGGTGATGAAATCATGGATATAAACCCTAAATTATTAAATTTATACAAGAAATGTATGTCAGTAGCTGATTATATGTATTTTTTGATACCAGAAATGGATAAAATGATTAGAGGTGGTAAAAATACATGTGATTTAACATCATCAAACAAACCAATAATAAGTTCAGAAGCGATTATATTCCCTGTGTTAATACATGAATTATGTAAAGGGGTTATGGAGTTACTAGCATCACATGGTATTCCAGAAAAAGCTAATATTGCTGAATATGTTATAAATAAAGCTGATTGTATTGAAGATGAACCTTGGGATATGAGATTAGGGCCATCAATTTGGAAAAGATATACAAATGCGATACCAGACGAAGATTTTAACTTAAAATACAACTTATTTGCTGAAATGTCTATGTTACCGCCAAAAGATTTTAATTCACTAATGAAGGAAATTATTTCTGGAACTAAAAAGAGTAAAGAAATGCTTTCTGAAATGCTTCATGAGATAAAAGAAGAAATTAAAGAACGAGAATTTAACGAATCTATGGGTGATACCCATTTTAATGAAGAAGATTTATTTTAATATTTAAACCACCATTTTGGTGGTTTTTTTGTTTTTAATAGTGTTAACATATTTATAAATAAAAGAATATGCTAACAAATGAAGAAATATTAACAGAATACGTTAAATGTTTAAAAGACCCAATATATGTTATTGAAACTTATCTTAAAACAAAAGATTTAACACAGGGTGGGTTTGTACCTTTTAAGTTGTTTCCAAGACAAAAGCAAGTTGTAAACGCTTATGAGAAACATAGGTTTAATTTAGTAACAAAACCAAGACAGGCTGGTATATCAACAACCACACAAGCATATATGGCTGCTAAGGTTGCGTTAGCTGACCCAGATAACCCAGAAACAATTCTAATAATAGCCAATAAATTAAAGTTAGCACAAAAATTTTTAAAGGGTATAAAAGATTATTTATTACAAATGCCAAAATGGGTTTGGGGAGATGATTTTTATGGTACACCAGAAAAAGAATCAAAAGATATTTTTGTATCAAATTCAAAAATAGAAATAGAGTTACCTAACGGATGTCAAATAATTGCGGTAGCAACTTCTGAAGATGCATTAAGGGGTTATACACCTACATATCTAGTCTTTGATGAAGCAGCATTTATTGATAATGGTGATGCTGTTTATTCTGCTGCAATGTCATCTTGTGCAACGGGTGGTAAAGTAATGCTTATATCAACACCAAACGGTATGGATTCATTATATTATAAAACATATGAACAATCTAAAACTGGTAAAAATAATTATAATGTTGTTGAAATGAGATGGCATGAAGACCCAAGGTATAATAAGGGGTTACATTGGATTAAGAAAGATAAAAAAGGAGATATATTAGAATCAATTGAGGAATATGAATTTATATTTGAAAATTTTCAAAAAAAGATTAAAGAAGGGTATAAACCAACTTCTCCTTGGTATGAAAATATGTGTAGTACGTTGAACAATAACGCAAAAAAGATTGCGCAAGAATTAGACGTTTCATTCTTAGGTTCTGGTGGCAATGTTATTTCTGATGAAGACATATCGTATCATGAACAAAATAACGTTGAAGAACCACAATGGGTAGATGGTATTGAAAAAGAATTTTGGATTTGGAAAAAACCAGTTCAAGGACATGAGTATATATTATCAAGTGATGTCTCTAGAGGAGATGGGGAAGATTCGTCAACTATCGTAATTATAGATTTTACTACTATGGAACAAGTGATGGAATACCAAGGTAAAGTTCAACCAGATTTATTAGCTGAATTAATTTATGAATATGGTACATTATACAATGCCTATACAATAGTAGATATAACTGGTGGAATGGGTGTCGCTACAGTGTTGAAATTATTGGAGATGAGGTATAAATTGTTACATTATGATGTTCCAAGAGGTAAAATATTGAATAGTAAAAAATCTCAATTAAATGCACATACTAGAGACAGTAAAATACCTGGATTTAACGCTAATGGTGTTAGACTTCCAATGATTGCTAACCTAGAAAGAATGATTAGAGAAGATTTGATTAAAATTAGGTCAAGAAGAACTGTTTCAGAAATGAAAACGTTTGTATATAGAAATGGTAGGCCTGACCACATGAAAGGTTATCATGATGATTTACTAATGGCATTTGGTATGGCGTTATGGGTTTTGGAACATTCATTTAAAAAGTTACAAAAAATGGAAAAACAAAATAAAGCTATTCTTTCTAGTTGGAAAATAGGTGTGCCAGATAAAAATCCTAAAAAACATAAAAATAAAAATATAACAAGACCTAAATTCACCCCTAAAGTAGCTAAAAACATGCAAGACCCAAATGGTGAATATTTATGGTTGTTTGGTGGATATAAATAAACTTTATTTATTNGATATTTATATTATATTAATAGAAAAAAAATATGGCAAAGAAAAGATTAACAATATTTCAACGACTTAACAATATGTTTGGTGCAGATGGTGTTCATCCACCTAATAAATCTAATAAGTATTCAATTNATAATAATGTATTATTAAAAACAACCGACAAGGCTGAATATGACGCAGCAAAACTACAAGCGCAACAAAATAAGTATCTGGGTGGAGTCTGGAGAAAAGTTGATAATGAGCTTTTTCAAAAAGCCGTACATTATGAGACTACTCGTATCGGGTCATATTCTGACTTTGAAAGTATGGAATTTTATCCAGAGATTTCTGCTGCTTTAGATATATTTATGGAAGAATCAACAACTATAAACTCAAAAGGTAGATTATTAAATATCTATTCAGATTCCAAAAGGGTAAAATCAATTTTAGAAGATTTATTCTTTAATAGATTAGATATACATACATCTTTACCTATGTGGACTAGAAACACCTGTAAATATGGTGATAATTTTGTTTTCCTAAATATAGATGATAAAGCTGGTGTAACTGGATGTAGGCAGTTACCAAACTTTGAAATTGAAAGAAAAGAAGGAGATATACTTGGTAGGTCATACAATACTAATAGTTTTAGTAGTGCAGCTGAAGATGAAAAAGAACCAAAGGTAAAATTTTTATGGAGAGGTAAAGAAATGGAATTTAATTCATGGCAAATAGCGCATTTTAGGTTATTAGGTGATGACAGAAGATTGCCATATGGGACTAGTGTTTTAGAAAAAGCTAGACGAATATGGAAACAATTAATATTATCTGAAGATGCAATGTTAATATATCGTGTAACTAGAGCCCCAGAAAGAAGGGTATATAAAATATATGTTGGTAACATAGATGATGAAGATGTACCATCTTATGTTGATGAAATTGCTAATAGGTTTAAAAGAACCCCAATTACTGACCCTCAAACGGGGCAGGTTGACCTTCAGTATAACCAAATGGCTAATGACCAGGATTTTTTCATTCCAGTTAGAAGTGAAGATGCTCCTAATCCAATTGATACTTTACCAGGTGCTAGTAACTTAGATGCTATTGCAGATATTGAATATTTACAAAGAAAACTTTTTACAGCTTTAAGAGTTCCAAAATCATTTTTAGGTTATGAAGAAGCAAATGGTGAAGGTAAAAATTTGGCTATGCAAGATGTTAGATTTGCTAGAACTATTAATAGAATTCAACAGGCAATGCTTATGGAATTAAATAAGATTGCTATATTGCACTTATATTTATTAGGTTTTGAAGATGAATTGGATAATTTCGTATTAACATTAAACAATCCATCTACACAAGCTGAAATGCTTAAGCTTGAACAAGAGCAACAAAAAATTAACTTGTACAGAGATGCTGTTAGTGATGCTGGAAACGGGTTTAGCGTTATGTCTATGACCAAAGCTAGAAGAGATATACTTGGTTGGTCAAATGATGAAATTAAACAAGATTTACTAGAGCAAAGATTAGAAAAAGCAGCTGCTGGTGAAATGGAGAATACTAATGAAGTTATAAAACATACTGGCACATTTGATGATGTTGATAGAATATATGGTGACATAAACATAGCTAAAGGTAAAGGTGGTGAAGATGCAGAAGGTTCTTACGATTCTGGCGGTTCTAGTGGAGGCGGTGGTTTCGGTGGAGGCGGTGATATGGACTTCGGTGGTGATGAAGGTGGTGATGATTTAGATTTAGGTGGTGATATAGACTTAGGTGGTGGTGATGAAGGTGGTGATGATTTAGATTTAGGTGGTGGCGATGAAGGTGGTGGCGATATAGAGTTAGGTGGTGGTGATGAAGGTGGGCCAGAACCAGCTGAAGAATCAACAAATAAAAAAGAAAACTTATTACTTGAAAATAAAACTAGAAACTTAAAAAGTGTAAAAAAAGATAATTTTAAAGAATTATTTAAAGTTATTTCACCAGATAAAAAAAATATTTTAACTAGAATTAAAATAACCGATAAAAGTTTAAAAATTAATGAAGATATCAATAACATGATTAATGATATTGATAAAATGATTGATTAATAATATTTAATGATAAAACAATATATTTATTAATAAAAATAAAACTATGAAAAATTTTGGATTTATAAAGTCAGTATATAATGAATTATTATCAGAATCAATATCTGAAAAGAATTCTAAAAATAAAGATGTATTCAAGAAGTATGTCAAGTGTATAAAAGAAAATGAAGTACTTAAAACACAGTTTTTAATCTATAAAAATATAGAAGATAAAATTGAGGAAAATGAAACTAAAGCTATTGAATACATAAAAGAAAACATAGCTTTAATGAATAAGTATTCTAAGAAAGAAATATTAGAATCAAATAAAAAATTAAGTAAGTTTATCTCTAGTAAGTTTGATGAGGTAAAAAACTTATATGATACTAATAAAATGAAACCTTTACATGAAAGTATCACTACTTTAATTTTTACAGAAAAAAATGCTGCTACAATAGATAAAATAATTGAAAGTGTTGGAGTGGTTTCTGACTATATAAAATCAAACACACTTAAAAAAATAAATGAATCACTCGGTGTGTCTAATGAGGTACTAACATCAGTTGTTATTGATAAATATAACAAAACTTATAATGAATTAAGTGAATCAGCTAAAAAATTAATCGCTGTTGTGGTTGAATCTACTGAAGATAATAAAATAGAGTTTTATAAAAAATCATTAAAAGAATGTTTAGATTTAGTGAACAATAAAATTAAAGAATCTAATGGAAATCTTAAAGAGAGTTTATTGTCGCTTAAAGAAAATTTATTAGATAAAAATTTCAATATTAAAACATTTGAGCAAGATATTTTAAAAATATTTACACTAAAAAATGATTTAAATACATAGGTTTGACTTTTTTATTTTTTTTATTATAATATATAAAAAAATATTATGATTAGAAAAAAAGGTAAAAAAATCCTAATTGATGTGCATTCAAATTATAAAACAGTTTCTGGTACAGTTGATAATACAACCCCTAAATCTGTTTATGTTTCAATTTCATCTTGGGCAAACCCAAAAATAGAAGAAAGTGATATTAACTATGACAAAATTTTATCTAAAATAAATAATAAAATTAGAAAATCTGTTAATTCTAATTTAAGTAACAATTTATTTAATAAAAAAAAATACATAGTTGATTTTGATATGAAATCATCTGGTATAAGATATGGTAAGAAAAGTTTCATGAATTGTGAAATAACCTTATATCAAAAACTAAAATTAAAATTAAATGAAACTCCTTTACAAACGGAACTAAAAAATATAATACTTAACGTAATTGATGAAGTATTTAAAGATAATATATATTTTTCATTTGAAAAAACAAAAGCCTAGAATTTATTCTGGGCTTTTTTATTTATATGTGATATTTATTTAATAAAGATAACATATAAATAAAATTATATAAGATGAGTAAAGACTTAAGACTTTTAAAACCTGGTCAAAGTGGATTTGGGTTAATGGTTGAACAAGATGCAGGGTTTATTTCTCCGACAGACACAAGAAATAAACCAATAATACAAGAAGTAAATGAATTTGGTGAAGATTCAAAAATAATTAGTAAGCTATTAGAATTGTATGTTGTTTTACAAAAGTGGGGAGTTAAAAATAGAAATGGTAGAATTTATCCAAAACATATATTAGAAAGAGAGAATGAACGTTACCAACAATTAATTAAGGAGAAGAGGGCTATTGGTGAATTGGACCATCCAGATTCATCTTTAATAGCTGGTGATAGAATATCTCACAATATAACTGAAACTTGGTGGGATGGAAAAACTTTGATGGGTAAAATGCAAATAATAATGACACCTGGTTTTATGAAATATGGTATCGTATCTACTAGAGGTGATGAAGTTGCAAACTTAGTTAGAAATGGTATTATGGTTGGTGTATCATCTAGGGGTGTTGGTTCGCTACAAGAAATAAATGGTAATAATATTGTTCAGGATGATTTTGAATTAATATGTTGGGATATTGTTACGGCACCTAGTACCCCAGGTTCTTGGATGTTTAAAAATCAAGAACAGGCTAAACCATTCATGGAATCAATAGATGAAAAGAAAAGTAAATTAATTAAAAACATAGATAAATTTCTTTTAGATTAAAAAAAAATATTAAAAACTGTTCTTTTAACCTAAAGGTACATATTTATTTACAGTGGGTATAATATACCCAACAATAAACATATTATAAAAATAATAATTTAAAATGTCAAATAAGAAAAAATCAATTTTAGAAGAAGCAATCTTGGATGCTAAAAGAATTCAAGAAGCTTTAGAGTCTAACTCAAAAGAAATACTTCGTTCCTTAGCGAAAGAAGAAATTGACAATTTAGTGAAAGAATCTTTAGAAGAAGATTACATGGAGGAAGATTACATGGAAGAAGATGTTGATGTTGAAACTGGAAACCCGATGGAAGAGCCTATGGCTGATATTGGAATGGGCATGGATATGTCTGACGAGGTTGAGGTTGATATGACTGGCGCATCTGATGAAGAAGTAATTTCTGTCTATAAAAAGTTAACTGACAATGATGAAATTGAAGTTGTTGTTGATGATGAGGAAATACACCTTTCTGTTGATGAACCAGGTGAATTTTTAATTAAAATGGATTCTGAAGATAAAATGGATATGGACTTAGATATGGGTATGGAAGAACCTGCAATGGTTGAACCTGTAGATATGGAAATGGATATTGAAACTGATGATGACGTTGAACTTGATGACCTTGAAGATGTTGAAATAGAAATGGATTCTGAAGATGTTGAAATGGAAATGGATTCTGAAGATGAAATGGAAATGGATTCTGAAGATGATGAGGAAATCGAAGAAATGGTTTATGAAATTGAAATGGATGAAGAACATATGGAAGAAATTCATAAAATGAAAGAAGGTGACCACATGGAAGAAATGGTTGACGAAATGGATGAAGTTGAAATGGAAGAAGGTATGGAAGAATTGGATGAATATATTTCAACAAATGCTGTTAAACAAAGAGGTGCTGGTGGCGACTTAACAGATATTAAAGGTCCTGGTGCTAAACAAGCAGCTAAATTCTATAAAAATGAATCTAAACTTAAGTCTGAATACAAAAATCTTCTTAAAGAAACTAAGGAATTAAAAACTAAAAATGTTGAATACAAAGGAGCTCTAAAGAAATTTAGAACTATGTTGGCTGAAACAGTTGTTTTCAATTCTAATCTTACTTATGTTACTAAACTTTTCATGGAACATTCAACAACTAAAAAAGAGAAAGAAAACATATTCAAAAGATTTGACGAAGAAGTTTCTACTCTTAAAGAATCGAAAAGACTTTACAAAACGATTCAAAATGAATTAGGTTCTAGAAAACCAATCAATGAATCAATTGATAATAAAATTAATAAAGAAGTTAAAACTGGAATTTCTAAGCAATTAAACGAAAGTACTGCTTACATTGACAGAGAAACTTCAAGAATTATCGGCTTAATGAAAAGAGTTGATAAAAGATAATAAAAAAAAATTAAAACAATTAAACTATGTCACATTTATTAAATTCTGGGCAAGTTGGTAATATCGGACTAAACCACATGAAAGCGGTCCGTAATCAAACTCAGACAAAATGGGATTCATTAGGATTCCTGGAAGGGCTTAAAGGTCACGTAAAAGAGAATGTTGCTCAATTATTTGAAAACCAAGCATCATCTCTATTAACTGAAGCTACTGACGCTACATCTTCTGGTTCATTTGAAACAGTAGTATTCCCTATCGTTAGAAGAGTATTCTCTAAGCTTCTTGCAAATGATATCGTATCTGTACAGGCTATGAACATGCCTATCGGTAAATTATTCTTCTTTGTACCACAAACTTCTTCAAGAATTGATGGTCAAGGCGTAGCTGGTGATAACTATGCTACTACACCATATGGTACTACTTTCTCTGCACACACTGCAATGTCTGAAAGTTTACCAGATTGTGTTGGTTTTGGTAGCTGTACTGTTACACCATTCAAAGCTAAAAATCTTTATGATTTATTTTATAATGATGGGTTGTTTGATAACTCTAAAGGTAAGTTAACTATTAATGTTACTACTGGAGTACTTCAAACTTTAGGTACTGATGGTACTTTTTCACCAGTAGCTACATTGGCTAGTGTTCCTTTGGCTACGGATGGTTCAATTAGAAGTGCAATTCTAAAAATTTCTGGATTTAGTTCAACTAGTGTAGGTAGATTGAGTGGACCAGATGGTAATGAAATGGATACTGAATCATTCTTAGCTTCATTAAAAGTAACTAATGGTTTTGGTTCTGCCTCATTAGATGACCCAGACGGAAATGCAGTTATTGCAACTGGTGCTGAAATTCCATTTAGACTAGTTACACAAAAATACGGTAAAGGTATTGTAGAATATGGTGATGTTTGTGATGCTAACGGGTCAGTTTTTGTTGAACTTGACTTTACACATCCAGTTGCTGCTACTGGTACTAAAACTTTTGACGGTTATGTTGGTCTTAGTGCTGGTACAACTAGTTATAAAAGTGTTGCAAGTGGTGACTTTGACGTTGCTTGGGCACAATACGCTGATTTAGAGCTTGAAACTGAACTTGGTGAAGTTTCTTTCAAACTTGATGAAGTTGTTGTTGCGGTAACTGAAAGAAAATTAAGAGCTACTTGGTCTCCAGAATTGGCGCAAGATGTTAGTGCATTCCACAACATTGATGCTGAAGCAGAATTAACTGCTATGCTTTCTGAGCAAGTTGCTGCTGAAATCGATAGAGAAATCTTGAGAGACCTAAGAAAAGCTGGTGCTGCTCAATTGAGATGGGATTACAACGGATGGAGAAAATCTTCTAATGTTGCTACTGCTTACACTCAAAAAGATTGGAACCAAACTTTAATTACTAAGGTTAACCAAATTTCTGCACAAATCCACAAATCTACTCTAAGAGGTGGTGCTAACTTCGTAGTAGTTTCTTCTGAAGTCTCTGCTATCTTTGATGATTTAGAATACTTCCACGTAAGTGATGCTTCTCCAGAGCAAGACCAATATAACATGGGTATTGAGAGAATAGGTTCACTATCTGGTCGTTACCAAGTATATCGTGACCCATATGCTCCAGCTAACTCTATGATTATTGGACATAAAGGTAAATCATTGTTAGACACTGGTTACATCTACGCACCTTACGTGCCAATGCAACTTACTCCTACAATGTACAATCCGTTCAACTTTGCACCTGTAAAAGGTATCATGACTCGTTATGCTAAGAAAGTTGTTAACAACAGATTCTACGGAGTTATTACCTGCGATGGTGTGCCAACATTCAATGTTGCTGAATTAAGATAATTAATAATTAATCTTATATATAAAAAGGTCAGATTTATTTCTGACCTTTTTTTGTTTGTATTAACTACTTATTTTAGCGTTTAAACGACTTTAGTGCATTAATAGTATGATTACACCAGAATAAAAATTTAAGCCGTTATATGGCGTTTTTTTAGGATTGATTTAACTGAATCTGAAATGGTTCTTTTGGGTTCCCATCTCATAACATTTTTTGCTTTGTCAATATTAGCATATATCTTTTCAATATCCCCTTGTCTTCTAGGATAAATTTTGTAAGGGACCATTACACCTTCGTTTTCAAATGTTTTAATTATTTCCATAACACTATATCCGTTTCCAGTTCCAACGTTTATAACATTATACTCTTCTTCATCAACTATGTCTAATGCTTTTACATGTGCTTCGGCTAAGTCATTAACATCGATGTAGTCTCTTATGGCTGTTCCATCTGGCGTATCGTAATCATTTCCAAAAACCCTTAGATGGTCATATTCACCTTCAATTACACCAGTTATATATGGGATAAGATTTTCTGGTATACCATTTGGATTTTCATATATTAGACCAGATTCATGATTGCCAATTGGATTAAAATATCTAAGGGCTACTGTATTTATTTCAGTAGTGTCTTTAAGTATTTTCTCACACATGAATTTTGTCATGCCATACGGTGTCTTTGGTGACTGAGTTGGTGTTGCTTCACTTATAGCTTCATAAACCTTTGGTTCTCCATAAACGGTACATGAGGATGAGAATATCATATTTTTAACGTTCCATCTTTTCATTTCAGTTAATAATGATATAGTACCGTTTATATTATTATCATAATATTCTAATGGTTTGTTTAGAGAATCAGATACTGATTTTAGTGCAGCAAAATGTATGACATCAGTTATTTTAAAATCTAAAAATATTGGGGTTAAATTAAATTTATTTCTGATATCACCTCTTATGTAAACTGGTTTTACTCCAGTTATATTTTTAATATTATCTAAAACACTAAAAATTGAATTTGATAAATTATCAATAATGATTGGGTTATACCCATTTTCAATTAATTTAACTACGGTATGGCTACCAATGTAACCAAGACCGCCAGTTACTAAAACGTTTCTTTTCATTTAAATCATTTTTTGCAGCAATCGCAAGTGCAAGTATCTAAACAAACACCACCGCAATCACAATCTTTACAATCACAAGTTGACATATTTTTTGGTTTTTAATAGCTGTTATTTCTTATTTCACTTCGACTAATTATTCTAAAACTAGTCACTTCTTTTGTTGTTTTTATTTCCAAGTTAGACTCAACTTTAATATCTATGTAATAGATACCTGGAATTAAACTTTGTGTATCTAATAAGAAATAATTATAATTATTAGCCATTTCAACATCTTGGAAATCTATTACAGTATATTCACTTTTACCTTCTTTAACATATAATCTATATTTTAGAGAATCTATTAATTGTTTTTGTTCAACGGTGTAAGGTATTCTAGTTGACACAATAACTTTTCTAACATCACCTCTACATATATCTTCATCACTTTTAATACCACTTATACCAACACCAACTTTTTTAGGTAACATATCATTAAAGCCTATATTATAATAGTCTGAACTATCTTTTAATATAAAATCTAATTCAATATTTGGTCTTGTTATACCATTTATTGTTATTCCAGACCATGTGTCAGTAAATGTCATACAATCGGTATTTGCTGATGTTGTTGGAACCTTTATATCTATTGAATAAACTCCTTTTGTAACATGTGTAACATCACTTGATGTGTATGATGAAAATACGTTATCATTTGTATCTCTTACTGTAACACCTGGTATTGAATCCAAATTAGTAGGTTCTCCACCTAAATTTACATACAAATATAGTTTATTATTTTTATCTAAGTAAAAATTGTTTCTATCATCTTTAATGTGATTTGAATAAATAGTGTCCACGTAAGGTTCAAAATATGTTTGAGTGTGTCTAGTAAAAAACCCAACATATTGATATTCACTAGTTTCTGTTTCTTCTAATGTTCTTGTAAATGCTAAACCTAAACCATAATTGGTATTACCTGTCATATATCCATTTACAATACTTGTTATATCCATTTCAACATTTTCATCACCTTGTTCAAAGTGCTGTGTTAATAATACGGTTGGTGAACCACTATATACACCACTACCTCCCGACCAGCTTGTATTGGTTTGTGGGTTGAACCAGTTTGAAGGTTCGAAAGATTGTGACCCTTGACCAATATATGTGCAATTATCATAATCATATCCACATCCTTCGTCCCAATTTTGTGTAACGGGGAATAAAATTAAATCAAATGAACATGTTCTTTTCTTTCCATAACATGTTTGTTGACCTAATAATTGTGCATCAAATGCACCTGTATTTGTTAATCTAAGTGTGTGTTTTAATTTAGTTAAATCAGTGAATGTTCCACCAGTATATAATTGTTTTAATCTAGCTTCATCAAACTGAAATATAAATCTAGTAAATAGTTTTTCACCACCTATACCACCATAGAATAATTCTGTGATAGGATTTCTACCAACATTAACTTTGCTATTGTATATAAGCGTGTTATTTCTATCAAAATATGTACGTATTACCATTTTTTTCTTTTATTAATAAATATCTAATAAAAACAAAAAAAAATTGTTATTTAAATTAATAAATTTTATCTTTGATATAACCTAAAATAACACCTAAATATCAAACATTATGGGAAAGAAATATAAAACAGAAGAAGAAAGAAAAGAAGCCAGAAGGGTTTATATGAAAAAGTATAGACAAGAAAATAAAGAAAAGATTAGTCAACAAAAAAAGGAATATAGAGAAGGAAATAAAGAAAAGTTAAAAGAATACAAAAAAAAGTATAGACAAGAAAATAAAGAAAAGATAAAAGAATGGGAAGAAAAAAACAAAGAAAAAAGAAAAGAATACAAAAAAAAGTATAGACAAGAAAATAAAGAAAAGTTAAAAGAATACCAAAAAAAGTATAAAACGGAAACTGACAAATTGTATAGGGTTAAATATAAGATACGTTCATTGGTGTCAAAGGGTATAAAAAAAGTTAACACTAACGGAAATACTGATGGTGAAAAAATATTAGGTTGCTCGTTTAAAGAATTAAGAGAGTATATTGAATCACAATGGGAAGATTGGATGACTTGGGATAATTATGGATTATATAACGGTTGTGGTGGTTATGGTTGGGATATTGACCATATTAAACCATTGTCACTATGTGAAAGTGAAGAAGATGTATATAAGTTAAATCATTATACCAATTTACAACCACTGTGTAGTTACATAAATAGAAATGTAAAAGATAGATAATTAATTAATTCGTATATTTTTGGATAACATATCTTTTTCCAACTGCTCTGCTTGGTCTAAAAACTCTTTTAAAGGTAAAGTTCCAGTATCAGTTCTATCTGTTGGTTTATTGCCGTTACCATTGTGTACATGATTAACCAAAGCTGCTTTAAATAATTGTAGATAAGATACTAGTGTATCACCAAAGACTAAAGGGTGAGCTTCATTTAATATGTTTTGTAGCTCTTCATTATCTATATACGTTGGATTTCTATCAACAACTTTAGTTAAGTTATTAAACGCTGGTGCACCATCCTTATATGTTAATAGGTTGATTTTATCTGATACTATATTTGTTACACTTACATTATTTCTAACTCTACCATTGTCATCTTCATATGACATGTCAGAATTTATTTGAATAAATGATGGATTTTCTTTATTAAAAACCAATGGGTTATTTATTACAAATTTACCAGACCTAATAAGTATTTCATTATCTCTTTGTATTATATCAGTATTGTTTCTACCTTCAATAATTAAATTTTGTGGATTATCGTATATACCATCAGCTTCTGGTAGTCTATCTAAATTAACTGCTGGTGAAGTTAACCCTACTGCTAAATTTGACATTGCTGTTCCATCAGTACTATCAAAATTTAGTTTATCTAGTGATGATATGATAGGTCCAATATAAAATCGGTCAGAATGTTTTTCATCTTCACCAAAAGTAATAACCAAAACAACTTCTTTTTCTTTTGGTACAATATTCAAATGTTTTGGTAATATCGGAAAACAATTTGGTAATTCATCGGTTGTTAAATTATTATCATACTGTGAACCAAGAACTCTACAGCGTATTGCATGTTCATCAGCGTTAAACCTTAAATCTCTATTTTGATTGGCTTTACTATTTGTTGAAACGGCAACTTTTCCAGTTTTCAATACAACACCTAATTGTATATTTTTAAATGGTGTTGGTTTATTAAAAAAGTTACTTATTCGTCCACTGTATTTTGAATTAAAATCAACCATTAATATTTCCGTTTACCCTTGTATTCATTATCTTTGATACCTTTTTAAATTCTTCTTCTATTTTCATTAACAGGTCATAATCTTTAAGTATTTTTGACTTAAGTGTTGCCCAGTCATTATACATTTCTTTTATTAATTCAGTCAATTCGTTATTTGTTTTTTCTTCGTATTTCATGTTTTTAAGTTATACCGCCTCCAGCAGTTGTTATACTTACATTTGCGCCTTGGCCAACAACTGGAAAGGGACCAGCTGTTCCAGCAACTGTAACTAAAATTGCTCCAGGGTCAATAGCAACATCAACTTTAGCTTGTGTTTGAATCATGTTAACCATTTCTTTTGCATCGCTTAATATACCTTGAGCAACTTTGTTTACTCCATCAGCAAAAACATTACCCATTTGTTCACCATTTTCTTCTCTTTTTGATATTTGAGATGCTGCTAGATTTCTTGCGCTCATGCCTGGTCTCAAATTTTTACCAATAAGTAATAATGGTGGTGGGATTGCATTAGCTGGTTTTTGAAAAGTTTTAAATAACCCTAATATAGCGTTTATTATACTACTTAATGATGTTAAATCTTTTGAGTTTCCAAAAGATTTTTCTGTTGGTCTGCAATCTGACATAATTATATACCTCTTACTATAGCTATTATTTCTTGTGGGATACCTAAATAACTAAGTACTATTGATACGTAGTTTTTAGCTTTTTCTATTTCGTCTCCAGCGAATTTTTCAGCTAATTTTTTAGCTAAAATTTTTAAAACTAACTTTAAAAGTAATTCCAGAATAATATCTCTTATTATTTTAGTTACGTTTTTTACTAATTTTTTGTTCTTTTTAAGAAAGTCTATTGGTCCATCATATGAACTATTTTGTCCGTATATTATTTGATGATTAATAGCAAATAAAACCATTAATTTTGGTGATATAATAAGTGATGCTATGATTCTTGTTAATTTCTTTATTATTTCAATAAAGAAATCAGTTTTAAATGTCAATTTATCGGTTTCATTATCAGAAAAAGATGCTTGAGTTTCTGCGGCATCGTCTAATGCTGATGTGATAGCTTGAAGTTCTTCTATTTTTGTTGTTGCAGAATCAATTGAATTTTGATACCCACTTATATCATCTACAGAAATAGATACTGGTATATTTCCACAAGAATCTAAGTATTTAATACCATTTTTTTTATTATCTACTATTAATTCTATTTTTGAAATAGTTTCATTATCAAAACTAAAAAAATTATCACTTATTACATCATCTTCTGAATTTATTATACATTCTAAACATTCATTTATTTCAGCTTCTTTTTTTAGTTGTTTTTTACTCTTATTTACGCTTGAGGATGAACTTATAGAACCAAAAATTTCATCAAATATTAAGTTTATAAGTTTAGTAACATCATTACTATTTAAAGAGCCAAATATTGATACACTATCAATAAAAGAATTGTTGAATTCTGTTAACGTCTTATTATCATAATCGGTTGTAGTAGTGAATTTAAAAATGTTATTTGCCGTTGGTGTACTAGATAAAAATGTTGTTTCTAGTATGTCTGTACCTAAAACTGAAGAACCCCAATTTTCTGGAGTACCGTTTTCTTGTATAGTGTAATATAGATAAGTATTTAGGTCGGTACTGTTTAGCTGTGGTTGTATGTCCCTATATATAAGATTACCTTCTAATGAATCTGGATTGACTTTCATTATATCAAAAAAGTCAATATCTTTTACTTTCATTTCAACGCCAGGTTGTCCATTTTTAAACCATGAAGGTATTGATGGGTTTATACCACAAGATACACTAGACTTTAACTCATCTTTCAAACCATCTTTTATGGCTGATTCGATTTCTGGTAATTTATATGTTATAGTATCAATTACAAAATCTCTAATAGCTTTAAATCCAACTAATGAATTTAATAAATCTATTAGAAATTGGCCACTATCAGTCGTATTATTTATAGATGATAACGAATTAAAATCTGGTAATTCTGGAAATGAATCAGTTAATACATTTAATGAGCTTATTTTACCAAATATATCTTTTTTTTGGTCTATAATGGCCATAATAAATGCGTTTAAGTGTCCTCGTTATTTTTAGATGTATCTTCAATCATTTTCCTAATAGCCTTAAAATCATTAAGAGATACTTTTCCGCTACTTCTTTCTTCTATGGCTTTATTCATATCACCACTATGTTTCAAAATGTCATTTTGTAATTTAGCGATTTCTAATTTTATTTTAATAGAAGAATCTTTTATTTTAAGTGCGTTTGTTTTCTCTTTTGCTATTTTAGTTAAATCATCAACATCTTCTGGTTCGGCAGAATTAACCATTTCATTAATAGTTCTTTGGGCATCGATTATATTAACACATGCATCGTTGTAAGTCTCCTGTAAAAGACTTTCAAGACTTTCATTACTATTAGTTTTAATTTTTTGTCTTTTCTTTCTAGGCAAAATTGATAAGTTTTTATTGTAGTATTATTTATTATAAATATAATAAATCTCGTTTTTAATTAAAACCCATCTTCAATACCTTTTAGTTTAATAAGACTGTAAAGTGTTTTATATCTTTTCATTGAAATTCTAATGTCTTTGGTGTTTAAATTAGTATAATTGCGCATACTTTCTAATACAGTATTTTTATTAAATTTATTACCACCACTCATTAGGTCTAAGGTTGTGTCCCAATTTTGTAATATTTCAATTAAAGCTAATCCAACTTTATATTCATTTTCTGAAATTTTCTTCTTACCTACTTGTGTTTTTCCAGACATTTCATCTTTAATTTCATTAACTAATTTATTAATAAATCCATTTACTGAAAAATCTGGTTCTTTTAATTCATATTGAAACTCTTGTTTATTCTCAAGTTCCGAAATAAAATCATCGTAAGAGTATAATCTTTTCAAAACTTTTTCATCACCTATTAATAATCCTAATAAATAATTTTTACATATCGTACCATAATAAGAATAAGCTTTTTTACCTTTTGAAGGTTCAAATTTGTGAGCTTTTGTGATTAGAAATGAAAGGGTGTCACTGTGTAAATCTTCAAAAGTTTCACCCTTTCTATATAATTTGTATTTTCTAATTATTGATTCAATCATTTTATTTAATGGCTCTCTAAGCCATTTATTATAGATTGCATTCCTTTCTCTTGTATCCTCAGATGTTAAAAATTTAACAACGGCTTCTTCTTGGTCTGGTCCAAAATATAAATCATTTTTGCGTTTTCGACCTCGTTTTTTTGCCATTGATTTAACTTTCTGTATATGTTATTTCTCTTTCTTTTTTAAAATAATATTCTTTTTTTGCTTGAGATAACCACCACTTTGCTTCTACTGGATTCATTTCGGATTGGTAGGACTTAAATAAAGACCCTTCACGTTGATTTACGTGTTTGTAACCAAATCTTGGTATAACCATAACTTTTGAGTCGTTGAATGTAACTCTAAGTAAGAATTCATAAATGAATGTTAATTTTAGTTTTGATTTCAATCCACCATAATCTTCAAAAACATTTTTGTTGCATGCAAATCCATCAATATTAAAGTTTTCATAATTTAATAATGAACTATTATCTAACACCCCCAATTCTTCTGAAAATGAATTTGCCCACACAGCTTCATTTGTTAATCCCATAAAACTACCGTCTTCAGCAACATCTACAACAATTGGTAAAAATATTTCAACATCTTCATGGGCTGTTTTATATAAAACAACATTTTCAATCCATTTATTAGACAGTTCATCATCCATTTCAAGAAATACAAACCAATCGGTTTCAAGTTGTGTTACACCATAGTTTAATTGAGTTTGAAAATCTGTTTTACCAGGATTTAAAACAATACTAGTTTTATTTTTTAACTCACCAAAATCATAATCTTTTAATGTTTTTTCTGTGTCGCAACCTTCTGGTACTACAATCATTAAAAAATCAGGTTGTATGGTTTGTGTTTCAACGCTTTTTAAAGCATTATTAAAGTATTCTATAGTATCATCGCCAGATAAATCATGTACTGGGATAATAACAGTTACATCAGTTTTATTCATTTTTAAGCTTTTTCAGTTTCTAATTTTGTTATTTTTTCCATAGTAGATTTAAACTCGTTAACTCTATCTTCTACTATTGAACCATATACTTCTTTTATTTTTTCTTTTTGAATTTCATTTGTGTATTGGTTTTTAGATGTCTTCATGCTTTCAAGTAATTCTGAAGGTACTGAATCTTCTAACCAAAGTTTAAGGTATTTTGAGATTAGTTCGGGTATATTTAGAGTTGTATTAGTCCAAATACCGTTATTTTTAATCACAAGATTACCTTCTTTATCTTTTTCCTCCATCCATTCTGGAATCATATTTGGCATCTTACCAATAATTGGTGTGTCCGTTTCCATGCACTCTAATGGAAACGTACCAAAACCAGCTAAATCATCAACCCAAACTGCCAAGCAAGTTTTACTTAATTCTTTAGCGAAAGTATGTCTAGGTATTCCTCTTAATTCTTTAAAAGTAATCCATTTATACATTGGAAATTGCAAGTAGAATTTTTTAGCTATTTTAGCTGCTGCGCCAGGTTCTCTAGTCACTATTGAAACCACAGGTATTTTTGGTTTATCTGGTGATTTAAAATAGTTTGGAATTGAAACTGGTACTACATGAGTTTTAATCGATGGAAAATATGTTTTTAATTCATGTGCTTGTTTTTCTGTAGTAGTAATTACATCATTAAAACCATAATCAGTCCATCTTCTTCCAATAGGAAGAAGTTCAAGTGAGTATTCGTAACTTTGTGATAAAACAATCCTTTTACATGGAAAATTTTTAACTTGGTCCATGATATTAGCAAAAACTTCTGGAATAATAATAAAGTCTTTCGGGCCAACATTTAATTCTTGTGATTCAATTGATACGTGTGGCAATTCAGCATATTCTTCACCTAACCAATCTGAAATACCCATACCTTCTTGATTGCCTCTTAAACGATAATCATTTTTTTCGTGTAGTATGTATGATTTGTACCCTAATTCATTTAATGTTTTAACATGTTCGTATATGTTAGCCACACCAGCTGTGGGGTTTCCTTTGGTGTCTAACACAAAAAAGTAAAATCCAAAATTTTTATTCTCAATGTTAGATAATACTTCTTCTAATTGTTTTCTTTGTTCGTTCATTTTATTTGTTTAATTAATCCAATTCTTTTATTATACCCATATCTAATAGGGTGTTAAAACTTATTTTAAAACCTATACTGGTATTGGATAACGCTCTATCCAACCCTAATGTATCATCAAATTCTTCATTGTTACTAAAAATCATTTCAATTAAGAATCTAATAACCTCATATTTTGTTCCATCGATTTCTTTACCTTTTATATATCTTTTTGTTAATATTTCTTTACCTACAAATTTATTTTCAGAATCATAAACTTCTTTAGTTTCGGTTTCTTCTACTTCTTTACTCAAAGTAGTTTCTTGTAATGTTAATATTTTATCTAAAACATCAAAATCTATTGAATAGCTAATACCAGCAATTGTTAACATATTATTTTTCGTTTAAATGTACATTATTAAAAATTTGAATATGCGTATCTTCATCTTTTAACATAGTCCTGAAAGTCTCAAATGTAAAGTCACTTTCAGAATTTTTATTGTATGAAGTTTCTATTTTTACAGATGTCTTATCTTTTGGTTTTTCATCTAACGCTACTGGGTTGGCGGTTATTAAAATGTCTACTCCATCCCAATAATGTTCGTATTTTTTTACAAACCTAACGTTTTTGATTTTGCACACTAATTTTGATAAGAAAAAATAAGTAGCTGGGACACTTTTATCAAATTCTTTTGAAACTAATTCTAACTCATGTTCTTCATCATCTTCAATATCCATGATAAATTGATTAAAATCGTTCATTATATTATCCTCTATTTGGTCAGCATGTCCAAATATTTCTAAAGATGCTTCTTGATATAAAAATTTATTAAATTGATGTTTATCTTTAAATTTAAAGTAATCCATCAAATCTAAACTTTTAACTTCATCTTCTTGTAGGTCTATAGGTCCGATATACTTTTCGTATGTATATTCTAGTTGTCCTAAAAAATCTCTTAAAACTTCGTTGATTGTAATAGCAATTCTAGCCAAAATAAATATAATTTATATAAATGTTATGGCTAGAATTTAAGTAAAAAATGTATAATGTAAAGTTTAAAATGAATTATATTATATCATTACTAACGGTTTCGTAATTTTTTAGTATTTTACTAATGATTGGGTTTCTAACAATATCGTGGTTATCAAATAAAAAGAACCCAATTTCATCGATATTCTTATGTCTTTGCATTGCATCATAAAGACCACTTTGTTTTACATTTCTAAATTTATCTGATTGGTCCAAGTCTCCAGATATGATAAATTTTGTGTTTTCACCTATTCTGGTTAATAATGTTTTAACTTGTCCAGGAGACATGTTTTGAGTTTCCTCCATTATAAGTATTGCATCATCAATAGTTTTACCTCTTATAAAAGCTAATGGTTCTATTTGAATTACACCTAGTTGTTGTAATTTATCTCTATTTATTCTACCAATTATTTTATCTATTATATCTACTGAAGATGCTACGTATGGTTCCATTTTTTCTTTTGCATCTCCTGGTAAAAACCCATGTTTTTCACCAGCTTCTACGGCTGGTTTTGATATAATTATTTTATTGTAAGGATTTGTTTTGTTTTGTAATAGTTCAATTGCTCTTGCAATTGAAACATAACTTTTACCTGTTCCAGATGGTCCAGCCGCAATTACAATTTCTTTTTCTGATATTAAATTTGCGAATTCTTTTTGTGTTTTGTTTTTGAATTTTAATCGAAATCTTGTTTGTAGTATTTCGTTAACAATGTCATTTGGGGATTTTTCTGATTTTGTTGTTTTGTTGGTTCTTTTAGAAGTTCTTGCCATAAATTAAGTTTTCCTTTGTTTATTTTTATATTTTTCATCTAAATAATTAAGACGAAACTTTTCTAATAAATATTCGCCATCTACCATAACTTCACTTTTAAACTTAATAATATAATATCCATTGAATTCTACTATCTTATCAAATTCATTTATTTTATACTGATATTGATAAAAATCTTTACTGCCTATGGTTTTGTACGTTGTAAACCCAATTGCATCTATTTCAAGAATGCTTGATAATCTAGGGTTTTTAATTGCTCTTTTTAATTCAGATAAAAAAAGTGATGTTTTTGTGTTGTATTTATCAGCATATTTAGTAACATAAAATTCTAAAAGTCTTTCTTTTTCGTTTATCTTTCTAATGTTTAATTTTTTTGTATATTTTTCCAGTTCAAATTTTGGTCTAAGATTTCTAATAACCTTTATGGGTCTTTCGCCTTTAATTGATGATGTGTAATCCCCAGAAGATATTTCACCCAGTGTGGCGGTTTTTACACCATCTTCATCTTCTTGTATTGATTCTCTAATTTCATTTTCTTCATATTCTTTTATATTTTCATTGTTAATTATATCAAAACTACTAAGAGTTATTTCTGAATTATCAACAACTAATTCTAGTTCGTAATCATCGAAATTATCTAATTTTATTTTTTTAAGGAGTGATTTTTGTCTCTTTGGTGAAAGTTTTTCTACTTTTATTTCTTGTTCCCCATTATCTGACATGATTTGCTTCACCATTAGCTTGTCAGATGCGTTTAGAACCTTGAAAAGTCTCCATCTTAACTCTTTTACCTCTTGAGTTATTTCGCCTCTATTTAGGGCATCTAGAAGCGTTCCTTGAAGATGTCTTTGAAACTTATCAGTATCAGATGATAGTTCTATTTTTTCTTGACCAAGGGTATTCTTTTCAACATTTGAAAATGCGAAAAATAAACCTGCCATTTGTTTCTTAATCCAAGTGCTTATTTTTTTCATTGTTTTCTAATATTAGGGTAATAGTATTCAAACCGCTTAACGGTTTCTATTATACCATCTTCTATGGGTGTAAATTGGGGACCTACTAACCTATGTTCGCCCGTAACTAATACTTTTTTATTATACTAATTGTTTTTCTTTTGTGTAATATTCTAACCAATATTCAACCATCTCATCAAGCATTGTTTCAAATGTATATTTAGGTTTCCAACCTAATCTATCTCTAAGTTTAGTTGAGTCTCCTTTTAGGTCGTGTAGTTCTTCTGGTCTCAATAAATTATCATCCATCTTAACAAAATCCTTATAATCTAAATCTAATGCTTCGAATGTATATTCGCATAACTCTCTAACTGAATGTGAAACACCAGTGGCACAAACATAATCATTTGGATTATCGGTTTGTAGCATCATCCACATCGCTTTTACATAATCTCTAGCATGGCCCCAATCTCTAGTTGCATCTAGGTTTCCAAGTGTTAAAGTGTCTTGAAGACCCAATTTAATTCTAACAGCAGCCTTAACTACCTTATTAGTTACAAAGTTTGTTCCTCTTCTAGGTGATTCATGATTGAATAGTATTCCATTCCAAATTTTCATACTATAAGAGTTTCTATAATTCCTACAAATATTATATGAAAATACTTTTGCGCAACCATAAGGTGATACTGGGTTCATTGCAGTGGTTTCTCTTTGGTAGCCGTCAATATCAATATTATTACCAAACATCTCAGAAGAACTAGCTTGATATATCTTAGCTTCTGGACACACTAATTTAGCGGATTCAAGTAGTATAAGGGTACCAACACCAGTAACATTTGCAGTATATATAGGTTGTTTGAAACTTACTCTAACGTGTGATTGTGCAGCTAAGTTATAAATTTCATCTGGGTTAGTTTTAGCCAAGATATTAACTAAAGAAGCCATGTCGGTTAAATCACCATATTCTAAACTTATTAAATTATTTGAACGTAAGTGTTCAATTCTAGTGGTTTGTGTTTCTGATACAGAGTTACGTTTAACAATACCACAAACTTTATAACCCTTTTCTAATAAAAATTCTGCAAGATATGAACCGTCTTGTCCATTTATACCAGTAATTAATGCAACTTTATTCATATAAAAAATTTTGTATTAAAAATAAATAAAAAAAGTCTTAAAGTAAAGTTTAAATCATGTTATATTTATCTTTTAATATGATAATATCATCTTCACCAAAATATTCACCAGGTTTAACTATTAGACGTTTAACTTTGCGGTATTCTTAATAAATTAATATCTCGTATGAACCTCAAGTTTTTTTAGTTATATTATTTCCCATCCCTTTCTTTTACTTTTTTATTAATCCACTTAAATGTTTTCTCCATTCCGTTTCTAAGTGGTTCAGAAACCTCCCAACCAACTTTCTCTTTGTAAAGTGTGTTGTCTGACCTTCTGCCTCTAACACCAACTGGACACTTATGACCGTATTTAGCTTCGAATGCATCACCCTCTAGGTTGTTTATGTTGATATCTTTACCAGCAATATCAATTGCCATTTGTGCGAAATTATTAATTGAAATCATCTCTTCCGAACCAATATTTACTGGACCTAAGAAATCTATTTCCATAAACTTTTCAACAGCTTTAAGGCATTCATCAATATAAAGGAAAGAACGAGTTTGTAACCCATCGCCCCATACTTCAATTTCTCCACCAGTTTCAGTTTCAGCTGATTTGCGACACATTGCTGCTGGTGCTTTTTCTTTACCGTTATTCCAAGAACCTTGTGGCCCAAAAATATTGTGGAACCTTGCAACTCTTACGTCTAAACCATAGTTTCTATTGAATGCTAGGTATAGTCTCTCACTAAATAACTTCTCCCATCCATATTCCGAATCTGGATTAGCTGGGTAAGCTGAAGACTCAGCACAGTTTGGGTTGTCTGGGTCTAATTGATTATGTTCTGGATACATACATGCGGAGGATGAGTAAAATACTTTTTTAACACCTTTTAAAACACATTCGTTTACAACGTTAATATTAATAAGTGCTGAACCATGCATTACGTTAGCATCATTCTCTCCCGTAAAAATATACCCAGCACCACCCATATCTGCTGCTAATTGATAAATCTCATCAACATTATCATCAATAACCAATGATACTACTTTTGGGTCTCTTAAATCACCTACTATGAATTCGTCACAAATTTCATCATGGTTAAAATATTCATGTTTCTTAATGTCACAAATCCTAACGTGACATCCTTCATTTTTTAATTTTCTACCTAAGTGACCACCTATGAAACCACCTCCACCTAAAACAATTACTTTTTTCATAATTCTATATTTTTCTTAAATTTATTATATTTTTCTTTATAGTCAATATTATTATAATAGTTTAACAAGTCATCCTTACTAAACTTAGATAATAACTTATACAAGTTATTATTTTTCACAAAGAATTCATTCGAGTTATCACTTGTTGGTGTTCTTGTATGTTCAAAATGTAGGACAAAATCACCAACTCGCCCAACTCTATACTCAATCTTATGGAATCTATCATACCTTTCAGAATCTTCTGGACCATATGCTATGAAATGTTCATTCTCACCACCACAACTAATATATTTTTCAGTATTCAAAAACATACAATGTCCTTGTCTAGCATTCCAATAATCAAAATCATTATCATTGAGTAACCCTAAATCAAAACTTTTATTAAATACCTCCCTGTTGAAGCTTTGGAATATTCGCTTTTGGAACCTACCTTCTTGGTATGGGTATACGATATCTAGTTTATCATTTAATATTGTATTCTGAGCATTTACGTATGAATCCACTGGTAATAAGACATCTATATCATAATTAACTACAACTGGTGTTTCAGTTATAACTAACATCTCGTTTAACTGTCTAGTTCTGTGGTAACACCCGTTAAACTTCTCAGTAATATGTTTTATTTTAATGTTAGTTAGTGTGTCTAGAAAATCTAGTTTAGATTCCTCATTAATCATTTCATGTATTATCACATTGGTTTCAAAGTGGTGGTTTAAAAATCCTAAAACACTACTTGCGTTGTTATATCTATCTTGAGATTCAACCATCACTGGAATAATAAAAGTTGTATTCTTTAACCCTATCATAAATTAAAACTTTATAACCTATATACTGCACCATGTTGATAAGTAAAACCTTTTACTGGTATAATTTTACCTGGTTTACAAAAAAGTGTCACTCCCATGTATTTAATTGGTGCGTCACCCCACCTTCTAATATAAATGTAACCACTTTCATCTATGGCGTTATAAAAATCCCAGTATTGGGATTCTAAGAACCAACTAACCTTTCCTAACTCAAAATTTGTGTAAAACATCTTACCCTCTGATATTGAATCTACATCGGTATATATTATTGGTTTATTTTTATTTAAATATTCTTTTGTGAAGTTATTAAAACCAGAAATAACTTTCTCAGTGTCAATTTGAACGGCTGGAGCACAATAACCATAATTTAAGTCATTATTTCTAGCAAACTCAAATATGTCATAATTTAAAGGTGTTAAAATATATGAATCAGTGTCCAACCTAAGATAGTATTTGTAATTTTGTAAAACTTCTTGCTTGTGGAATTCTCCAGAGAAAAATCTACACATATTTCTATAACCGATTGTAAATCCTGGATGTCCCCAAGCAATTGGTCCATTACCATGTGTTGGGTGTGGGAAGAATTCTGGTATTTGCGATACAATGTCTTCAGTATATTCTGGTGGCCCCATGACTATTTCATGGAACTGTAAATCAATATTAGTTTGAATGTCATTCCTCAACTCACCTAAATCAGATTCGTGAAATATTATTACATCGCAATTATTAGTAAATCTTAATAAATTATTCTCTAATAAATTTAAAGACTTATTAAGCATTTCGATATCGTCTTGACTAGACCTTAATAAATAAACTACACAATCTTTACCCATAATTATACTTTTATCCATTCATCATAACAAAGCATATTTGGTGGGTGACCAAAATTACTAGGTACAACTGTTTTATTATTTGGTTGTCTCTTATTTAAATATGCGCCCCAAAAACTGAATGTTGAGATATTCACAATGTTACTCTCACACATTGCTATCATAAAAAGTGATGCAAATTGGTCTTCATCTATTAAATGAAATTTTTTATCTGGGTATTGAGACATTAGACTAACTAATGTTCCCTTACAATGTTTAATACTATCAGTAAATACCAATATATTTTTGTTCTCTATTTCCGCTAAGGCTTTAACATAATAATCTCCTTTCAATGGCATATCATGTACATCACCTTTTGAATTCCAAGTTCTAATATGAAGTGAACATGAATCCTTAAGTAAGTGTCCATGTTTTTCAGTTATATAAGATACCATTTGTTCTGATGGTTCAAATTTATCAATAATTATATCCCTGTACTTATGAAGTATTTGAAAATCGAACATATCATTAATTACAAACTTTGTATCAAAATCAGCAGTTTCTATTTCTGTGAAAGTTACATTTTTAAATGCGTTGTTGAAATCTTCCCACGACCCACCATGACCACCAAGAATTATGTCTGAATTGTTACATACTGGTAATAATGAACAATCCCAGGTTTTAAATTCTGGTTCACTTAATCCATTAACTTCTGAAAATACTAGTGGTTCAATTAGTTGAAATAGGTTATTCCCTAAACCACCATGAAGACTTGTTGTTATCGCCCCACCATCCTTAACACTATATTTAGGTTCAATAATCGAGCCATTCACATTAATAAAAGTATTAGCATCTCTTTGTGCTTCTTCATTATTAAAATAATCCTTACTATTCACAATCTTTATTATATTAGGAAATAACTTCTGTAATCTTTCTACTTCCGAATAATATTCATCATAATATTTTCCAATAGATTCCCTATTATCCATACCGCTATAATCATCAAAGAAATTTAAGTTGTATCTTGAATATTTCGACCTATCTTTGATAAGTGGGTTTCTAAATCCCCAGTGAATCATAAGTGATTCTACTGTCTTTTCTTTGTCTCCTTTTAAACAAAGCACTCTAACATTTGATTTATTTGTTATGATATCTTCTAAAATTTTTAAATAAAACGAACCAATAAGTATTCCATTGGGGTTATTTAATTTTTCACCAATAAATTTACCGTAATCAATCTCAAATGAGTTCTGCATCTTTCTCGGTACAATCTTAAATGATGTTCCCTGTCCTAATGTATTTAATAAGCTGTTTATTCTTTGAAATCCACAACCACCAGTACCTATTATTATTCTCATAGTGTATAATTTATTCCTCTTATTTCATATTCCCAATGTGTGGTCATATCAAAAATTGGTTTATTGTTAGCATCAATTCTTTGACCAACGAAAATACCATAATCTATACTGTCATGTTTTGGGAAATCTCTATTATCTTTATTTACATATAAATTGTCATGTCTTTGGTTTCGTACACTAACAACATAGTTGACTAAACCGCACCCATAGGCTTCGTTAGGTTGAACCGTATCACCTTCTAAAAACTTAGGTTCCCCATTTGGCGTGTTGTGTGCCCAATAGTCATGACACAGATGGTCATGTTTTATTAATGGCCATAATACCCTTGTTAATACTGTTTGGTCATCCTCTCTACTATTAGGATTGCTTGGTGTTAGGTTTGGTACCTCGTATTTAGTTTTGAATATATTATTATTAATCCCAAACATGCCAGCCATAATTTCATATACATGGTTATGAGCATCCCTTATTAAATGTACTGGTTTACCGCTAACAATCCATTCATCCACGCATACCTTATCTCTCTGCGTAACTCTAGAATCACAATCCCTACTTATCCATATAGATACATCGTCTTCGTTGAGTGGTTTAAAACGCCAAAATAACCCATCATATGTGTTATTCCTATCACACTTGATTGTGATGGCACCGTGTACTAATAGTTCATCTATTATTTCAGTTGGTACATCATCACTGTAATAAACTCTACATTCCCACCCTTCGTAAATCTCAGAACATAACTTTGCGTTCTCAATTGCACCCTTGCAATATAAGTCAGCATTACCAAATAAACTAAAACTTACTACCCTTTTCATTATTCACAGTTATATACTCCGTACACACATTTAGCACCATGGAAGCCAGGTTCACCAATCGATGTGTACGTTTTAACACAATCACCAAAATAACGTCTAAAGTCAGATTCAGAGAACGTAAATGGATGTTCCTTATTAATAGGTAAATCAATCGGTTCAAAGAACCTAATAACCTTAGCAAAATTCTTAGCCTTATCAATTAGAACTTCTGGGTCTTTAACATGTTGCATTAAATTCATTATCCATACTTCATCTACCATAGGTGAGTCACAGTCCTCATATAGCTCACGGATGAACTCAAGGTTCTTACCTTCATAATAAGGGTCTAACCCATCATATAAGGTTGGTTCAACAATATATGATAGTCCATAATTTTCACAGTATAAAAGTCCTGCAAATTTGGCTGGTCCTATCTCAATTATAGTCTTCCCGTCTAAATTAGTGTCAATAGCTAAATATTTGAAGTAATACTTGTAACTATTCTTATAATTTTCGTAAGAACTCTCTAGAGGTTCCATATCGTGGAACTGTTTCTCACCTATTTGAGCGTATTCCCACCTTTCTTGACTAATTGCTTGTTTTTTCATATCTATTTTTTCTTAATATAAGTCTTTTTAGTTATAAATTAAAGTGTTAAATTTGATTTTAATAATACAGCATCTAAAATCTTTGCACCAGTTGGTATAATAATATTCATAATTTAACAATTTCTACTTTCCATTATTTTATTTATGATTTTATCTTTATGCCTTGCAACAACGGTTCTGGTGTTTCTTTGGTTAGCAGCTAATACCCAATTAGCTGGTTTACCATTAACTCTGGTTCCACCCCACCTTGGGTCGCACAAATAATCAATCCAATAACAACCAACCACTTTACCAATTTCTTCTTGCATTCTAAAACATAAATCGTGGTCATCCATATCTTGCGGTGCGAAGCTCTCATCAAAGAAATTCAATTTAACCATGTCAGTATAATCTAACGCTAATGGACCTCTATTAACACATTGCCTAATTGCAAATGTGTTTCTATCAATAGTTTTCTTATTGGCATGCTCAACGTGATTAAGAATATCACTCCACTCATAGTCATTATCCACATTAGTGTGGATATGTTTTGATTTGAGGTTGAATTCCCAGTTATGGGCGCATTGAGCTGTTACACCAAATACATCATCAAACTTTCTGAATGGTTTAGTTAACCTTTCATTCCACCCATTCTCAGTCATAACCATATCATCTTGTATGATAATCGCTATATCGTTCTCAACGAGTCTTAAACCAGTATTATTCGCCTTTGTTTCAAATATATCTGGTGTCTCATTGATTTTAATTTTGATATTAGGATTTTCATCCCTAAACTTATAAACTAATTCTGGTGTCTTATCGTTACACCCATCTAAGATAATTATTAACTCATATGAGTTAACTGTATTCTCTTTGATTCCATTTAAAACACTATCAATAAGGAATTCCTTATCGTGAACTGTTAATACTAAAGATTGACTTTTATTTGACATTGCACTTAATATAACTTCTTAATAATCTATTGACGTTTAGGTTGTGTTTAACAGCTAAATTAGTAATAATACTTTGGTCATGTCTATGGTCAACAAAACATGGATAATTATCACTTAATATGTTTGGGATATCCGTGATTACATTTTCATCTTTAGCATAAGATAACCATTCTTCAATAATGTTTGTTATTTCTTCGGTTTTTTTAAAACCTATAATTCCAGCTTCAAGTTGAATGAAATTGTGATATTTGGGTTCATCACAACCCATCTTAATGAAGCAATCTCGTTTTGTATAATCCTTTTGAGGGTAACCACCTACTGTTAGTAGTGATGAATTATCTTGGAAGTAATGAACTAGGAACTCTCTTACGTTATTGAAGAAAATATCGCCACAATCAATATAAAGGATTACGTCACCAGTATTAATTTTTTTAAACGTTTCAAGAATGATAAACGGTTTCCATAGCCAATACCCACCACCTCTTTTCTCGTCTAAGATTTTCTTATTTTCTTTATAGAAATCAGTCTCTATCAACCATTTTCTATTATATGAATGAACTTTATCAAATTCATCTTCAGCATTTGCGTCTAACGCAGCTTGCCTATCCTTATAAAGTTCATCCGAATATGTGATAAAATGTACCTTCATTATAACCTTTTCATTTCTTCTCTATAAATGTCATTTGTATTGTAACCAGCATACCTTGGTCCAAACCAGGTGCTAGGTGCGATAACCCTTTTGTCTTCACTTTCACTCAAGTATGAACTCCACCAACTAAATGAACTATTGGATATGATGTGGTCATCACACATTGATAGGATACAGAAGTCTATAAAGTGGGATGGTGATTTAACTACAGTACAATTATCGACTTCACCCCACTGACCATTACACCAGTCATAATCATCAGAACATATCATAAAATGTACATCATCGAATTCGGCCATTGCTCTTTGTAAGTAATAAAGGCCAACAAACGGATGAACATCTGGTATAGTTAAATAATCTTTTCTTCTTACGTGGACCGAAACTAATCTATTATCAACTTCTGGTAGATAACTCATAGCAACCTCACGTATATGTTCTTTGAATTTTAACAATCCTAATATCTTTTCCTTACAATGTAAAAAATATTTTTCAGTTTGTAAGTAACCGTCAATATTAGTGTCATCACCAACACTCATAAGTGTTTCATCAAAATGGAAATGTCTTTCAACCCTTCTATTATTAACCCAAACACCATCTTTGAAGTATTTAGGGTTAATATCAAAACAATTAACAATATCAACTCTAGCAATAAAATTATTACCATCACTTAATGACTGTCTTTGTCCGTTTCTATTGGTTGGGAATGTTACATCAAAACCATTCTTCTCAGCGATACCAATTGTCCCAGAAAATTGGAATAATTGATTTCCAAACCTACCATTAAGACCTAATCTATTGTATGTTATCATAAATTTACAATTATACCAACTGGTAATTCATTATTTGTTGAGAAAGTGACCTTATTACCATATCTCTTAGATAAATCATTTTTAATTAAACTAATAATTCTAATATCATCATCTATATGTACATTATAACCAATATTCAGTAACGAAATAGCTAATTTCAGTTGTTGAGATTCCTCAATTATATCAATTCCTTTCTTATATGAAACTGATGTGAAAATGTAAGTATCGTCACCACTATTCCTAGAACTAAACTCATTGGTTAAGAATTTATTATGTTCTTCGTTGAATTTATCAACTTCATATGGTAAATTAATAGTAAGACCTATTTTTTTCATGTGTTTACCCAGTGCTCTGTTATCTCTTGGTAAGCATGGCCCACCAAACCCAAACCCATAGTTTAAGTATTTTGTACCTACTCTTGTATCACCACCAATCGCACTTAATACCTTATTAATTTCATCACCAATACCACTTTCAACACAAATCTCACCCATCATATTAGCAAATGATATTTTAGTTGTTAAGAAGCAGTTAATTGAAATCTTAGTAATCTCGGCTGCTGTGTTACTCATGAATTTAAAATTAGGTTCAATTGACATTAAGGTATTATAGAAATTCCTAAGCATATCCGAAGCATCGTCAGAACTACTACCAATGAGTACAATATCAGAATATTCTAACCCATTAATTATATCGCCTTGAGCAATGAACTCTGGGTTGTAGCAAACATCCATACCATATTTAGATAAACGTTTGTAAACAGTATCTACGTATCCTGGCATAGTTGTACAACCCACAACGAATACTTTACCATTCAAATTGTGACCCATCTTATGTAAGGAATGAAAATCATCTATGATTTTTTCAACGTAGTCATGAATATAACCACCGTTATCCCCATCAGAAGGAGTTTGAACAAACGTAAAGATGAGGTCGTTTTCACGAATCACAGCTAAATTGTCAGTAGTCATTCTAAAATTCTTACTAGTACTTAAATAATTCTCTATATTTGGTTCTAAACTCTTAAGTGTTTTGTTATTGATTAAATCTACGTACTGTTCACTTACGTCTGAACCTAATATTTCGATTCCTTTTTTCTCAGCTAGTAACGCAAATGATAACCCCAGTTTACCAGCACCAATCATACCTACATTCATATTCTTAAATTTTAAAAATCGGTATATCTACCATCTTATGTTTATTTCTTTTGTTAAATGATAGATAGATTTTTAAAACTTCTCTTTCACGGTCAGTTAAATTTAGAGTTACTAAATCATGTGGTGTTGTATCTAAGTACTCCATGACCCACTCTAATTCGTCATATGTAGCTCCGATTTGAGTTTCGTCATCCCTATCATTATCCCAAAGCCCATCAGTTGGTCTAGCTGTTTGTATTTCTTCAATTACGTTTAATTCTTTTGCCATAGCATATACTTCTGATTTATATAAATCAGCAATAGGAGCGATATCAACACCACCGTCTCCATACTTGGTAAAGAATCCAATACCTAAATCTTCAACCTTATTACCAGTACCAACTACAATCCCCCCTTTAGCTTGAGCAATTTGGTATAGGGTTGTCATTCTCAATCTAGAACGGGTATTAACTAACGCTAATTCATTTAACGTGTTACTAGGAATTGCGTATTTAAAAGTGTCAAAGGTTTCAGATAAATCAACCTTAATCATTTCCATGTTATAACTTTTTTTCATTAACCACTCAATGTGTTTTTCACCTCTTTCAGTTTGTTCTGGTTTTTGGTGTAAGGGTAAAACAATACAATATGTTTTAATTCCAGACATAACACAAAGTGTTGATACTAATGCTGAATCAATACCTCCAGAAACACCAACAACTAACGACTTTATTTTATTAGTATCAGCGTATTCTTTTAACCAAAGCGCAATATCAATAATTACGGACTTTACTTGTAGTTTTCTTTCGACTTTAAACATATACAAATATATGTTTTTTTAGTCATAAAGTCAATACTTAATTTGGATTTTTTCATAAGGTATCATATATCTAATTTTAAGAGCTATTTCGTTAACTAGTGTAATATCAACCTTGTGGTCATTAAGTGGGTTTTGTTCATTGTAAACATAGTTTACATCTGTCATGAATTTATAATGTTCTTGCCCAGCCATTTCAAGCATTGGGTACATGAACGCTAAATCACCAGTTACTTTCCAAAAGATTCCATTATCATCCTTTAAGTCATCTTGTTCAATCGCTCTCCATAAGAAAGCCCTCCACGTTCTAATATGCGAAGCTGTGAACCTGGAACTTCTAAGGTTATCCGTTATGGTTTGCTCTGAAGCAAATCCAGGTTGACCATTAGAATATCTAAAACTACCATTGGCAATCCAAATATCCTTATCAGAATAAACTTCAGCAATCCTAGAAAGTGTTTTAGAATCTGGCAACCAATCATCACCATCAACTTCAACAATAACTTCATTGTCGCTTATGTCTTTATTATCTCTTATAATTTGGTCGTAATTACCTGGTTGATAAAATTTTTCTTTATTTTCAATTAAAATAAATCTGTCATCTCCATTTATTATGTTTTTAACTTTTTCAACAGATTTATCTGTGCTAATATCATCGGTTATATAACACTTAAAATCTATATATCTTTGCCCCATCAAAGACCCTATACAACGCTCTATATAGTCTTCTGAGTTATAAAGTGTAGTTACTATAATCATAATTCTAATAATTTTACCCATTCTTCTATTATTCCTTTGTTTGTTAATTGTTTAACATCGTGGTCAGTTGCTTTATTGCCATAGAATTTAGTTCCAGTAGTTTCACATTCGTCTTTAACTAATGAAGCAACCTCTCTCTTTGATGATAGAAAAGCTGCACCAATCATGTCATACATCTTTTGTTTGTCAGAAATAAAGCCATACTCAATAACGTTATCATGTTCATCTATTATAGGTTTAACAACACTGTTGTAATAATAAACATCACTTACATTACCAAATAATAATACTTTTTCATAACCCTCATTTAATGCTCTCATTATGGACATTTCAGTTCTTTTATTTGGGTCAATAGAACCTATTATACCAGCAACTTTTTCTACACCTTTTTCTTTTGTGTTTTTATTTAAAGGTTCTCTAAGATTTGGTATTATATCATATTTTCCATAATACTTAGAATGATAATTTTTCTGTTTTTCATTTAAAAACACAACTGTATCCCAAAATGGTTTTACATTTGACACTTCAAACACATTTGTTTCATGACAATTTAGGATAACCTTTTTGCAGTTTGGCCTTTCCTTTAATTGTAAGAAATGAACAATTAATAAATCATCTTTTTCAGATTTAAAATCTTTTAATAAACCAGATTTGCATTTATCTAAATGCCATTCATGTGGTCCATACAAAATTGTTTCGTAACCAGCTTCATTTAAAACATTGGTTAGGTTTATAAAAGCAAAGGTTGACCCACCTTTATCGCTCCATCCTGTTGCTATCTTAATCATGCTAAAGATTTTTGATATTCACTTATTATTTCATCTATTGATTCAGTTAACATTTTATTTTTGACTATAGGTAATTCTGGGTAAAACCTAGTTATATGGTCAACTAACATTTGATTGTTTTTAACATGAATTAAATCAAAGTTAACTTCGTGTATCCTATATAATTTATTTGGTTCAGATAATACATCACCATTTGGAGATTTAATACCCCATTTACCATCACCCATTTTATAACCAGGAGGCTCCCCTAAATGACAAAACTTTATACCCATTCTATCTAGTGTTTTTAAACCATTGGTATTTGGTTCTGAACATACCGCTATGGTATATTTTTTACCTTTTAAGTGTCTAGCTATTTGTACTACGTCTCGTATTTTTGGTGAGCACAATAAAACGTTAAATCTTTCTTTTCCGTTAAATTTTCTATCTATTTTTACTGGTAGGTTATCTTTATATTTTTCAGAAAATAGTTTTCTGTTTTCTTCCCATTCTTCATTTGTCATACCAATAGACATGTGGTTTATTCTTACATTAGTGTGTACACCCAATTTAACACCACTTAAGTAATTCCTAAAACAAAAGTCAATTTCATAGAAATGAAACCCTTTTATATCTAAATCAAAGGTTTCTTTTATTCTATCTTTATGAACTGAAAAAAATACACCATCTAGTACAACAACTTCTTCTAAGTTATTACCTATATCTGAACTATATGATGATAACCAAGTTTTGCCGTTATTGGTGTGTTTGACTTTTCCATACATCTTTTTTTTATCTTTCCACCACATACCAGATTCATGCATGTATTTTGTACCTGCCACACCGATTACTCCGTATTCTTTATTTTTGTCAAATAATTTTTTTATTTTATTTGCAAAATTTTTAGTTTCTACTAAAATATCATCATGACAAAACACAACAATCTCATGTTTTGTTTCCTCTAACCCTCTTTGATAAAATTTAGTTAAACCTTCGCCCTTGTTTATATATTCAATAACTTCAACATTTGAGTTTCCAGCCATTTTTTTTAAATGGTCAATATGTCCTTGGTTGTGTTCTTTTGTACAATATACAATACTAATCATTTAATTCTTTTTTATGTTTTTCGTTATAAATTTCAACAGACTTATTGTAAAACTCTATTTCTTCTGATAGTAATTCACCGAGTTTAATTTTTTCTTCGTCTGTAACAGTATTTTTTGATTTAGTTACGTTTACCTTTTTGTATTGAGGAGCCCAATTATTTGTTAAACAACATAAATCAATAAAATCGTTATATTTTTCGGTTAAACCAAATAAAAAGTTATCATTCTTTAAGTTCTTTAATGCTTTTTGTAGTTTAACCTCAAAAGGAGCGTCAATTGGTACACCAGAACAATAATTTAGTTGATAATGCTTTTTATCTTCATTTTCTGACTTGTGAAACCAATCTATTATGTTAGTTTCGTGTGTAAACCATCCTCTATCTATTGAATATCTATATGCTGATATTGTTCTTGATATTGGTTCTCTTAGAACTGCTATGTATTGATAGTCTTTAGTTTTTAAAAATCTATGAAGACCAAACGGTGCATGTTCAGAAAACAAATCAAAATGTTCAAAAACTTCATAACCATTTGGTTCTGCAACTAAAAAATTACCAGGATTTCTTATATCTAAATTTTCATGTGTTAAAAAATATGTTTTACCATACCCCCAGTAAGGTTTTGAAACGTTAGATTCTAAGAAAGTCCTAAAACTTGTACCTGCGGTCTTTCCTATATGTATAAAAATATATTTCATTAGTTATCATTGATATTTTTCAATAGATTATTTAACTCTTTTTTAAAAGCCTTTAGTGAATACCCGTCATAGTAATGTTCATGAACCAATTGAACCATAAGCCATTGAATTCTATTTTTTATTTTTTTAAAAGAATCTTCTTCTTTTTGGTTGTTTACTATTTGTCTAATAGCACCACCTAAATCATAGTCATTTGGAAAATCTTTGACTAGCTTTTTTAATAATTCTATATTAACTTCCATATTTAATTTATTTGTTAAACCTTTTTAAAGAGTTTTCAGATATTTTTATAAAATTAGCTTTATTTACAAATTCTTCTAAATCGAAAGAGTCTGAATAACTCATTGCCGACCTTAAATAAGATTTAAAATTATCAATCCATCCTTCAAGAGTATATTCAACTTCTCTTATTCTTACAACACCTTCAGATGTCTTTAATTTTAAACTACCCCACTTCTTCTGAACTTCTTTGGTGCTCATGCCTCTAAACTTTTTAAACACCTTAAAACCTAATTTATGAAGTCTTTTAGCAAATGAACTTGGTATTGGTATAATTTCAAATATATAATTTTTACCACAAGATTCAATTGACTTATTAAATATGCTCCCAAGCATCACATAATCAGCACCAAGTGCCAATGCTTTTATAACATCTGAATAAGATTTCATACCACCATCTGCTACGATTTTTGCTGGATTTTCTAATGAACAAGAAGCTATATAACATTCTCTTATTAAAGATGCCATTGGATATCCTACACCCAATTGTTGGGTTGTTAAACATCCATTTCCGTTTCCGATACCACACCTTATTAAATCTGCACCAGCATCTGAAAGTATTTCATAAGTTTTACTATTAGCAACATTACCAACCATTAAAACTAATTGTTTACCCCATTTTTTCTTGGCAATTCTTATACAATAAATCATGTCTTTAATATGACCATTTGCAGTGTCTATTAATACATATTTTTTCTTTCCATTAATAGATGGTAATTCTTTTTTGATTATAATTTCTTTAAAATCATTCAAAGAATATGAAACAAAAGAATCATCTTCACTTTCAAGACCTCTTGGTAAGCACACATTAACCCCTAAGTCTTTAAACAATTGTTCATTTTCACTATCTACAACAGTATCCATAGGTGCGGTAAATAATGGTAATTTACCGTTTAAATCAAAAATATGAACTTCTTTTCTACTTTGAATTCTAGTAGTTTGTTTTGGTTCAATTAATAAATCATTAAAATCTAATTTAGTTACTTTTACTTGTATATCTGATAAAGCCATATTACTTTTTTTATTTAATACCTGTACTTCCAAATCCTCCATTTTCTCTTTCAGTTTTATTTAATTCTTTTACCTTTTCAAGGTCTATTAGTTCTCTGGTCATAACAGAATTTATAACACCTTGCGCAATTCTATCACCTGGATTTATAGTAAAACTCTTAGATGAATGGTTTATTAATATTATTTTAACTTCCCCACGATAATCACAATCAACAGTTCCAGGACTATTTAAAACTGTTATACCATGTTTAGCTGCTAACCCACTTCTTGGTCTAACTTGTAATTCCATGTTTTTTGGAAGTTCAAAATATAAACCAGTTGGAACCATAGCAATGTTATTGTCGCTGTTTTTGCCAGGGATTTCAATTGGTGTTTCAATATCTGCTCTAAAATCGAACCCAGCAGCACCATCACTGTGGTACTCTGGGTCAATATTACTAGATTTATTAAGAAACTTAATTTGTAATTTATAATCTGAAGATGATGTTAATGTATGATTAACATTTTGGTATTCATTATTAAAATCTTCGATGGTGTACTTATTTGAAGGGGTTAATGCCTCAAAAAACTTTTCCCTAATTTCATTCAAGTTATATTTCATATTGATTATTTTTCTTCCATTATAGCGGTTAAATTTGATATTTTTAAAAGTGCCGCTAAATTCTCACCTTCACTTGTCATACTTCTGTGTGCGAAATCACTATTATAATTATAAATCGCAAAAACCTCATCTTCTGTTAAATCTATACCAGATTTAAGAGCGTAGTAGATAGAGCGTTCAGAAACTGACATAGTTAAAACTTCATCGTTAAATGTATACATCTCACCTTTGTTTTTTCTATGCCATTCAGATTTTTGCTCAATAAACATATTTGTCTTACCTATTTGATGAATTAAACAAACTCTAATTAATGATTTAATATTAACTTGTTTTGATTCTGGTAACAAATTATTAATTGAAACTGCATATTTTGTAGTAGTTAAAATATGTTGGATTAACCCTCCATCATATGCGTTGTAAAAATTTTTTGACGTAGTGCAAGGTGCTTCTATAAATGATTGACCTAATAAATCTTCCAAAGAATCATTCATTACTGCGTACTTATAAGCTGTTTCAAAGAATTTTTTAGTGTTTTTGGTTATTTTTTCTACTGTTAATTCCATTGTGTATATTTTTTTAGTTTAAGATTATATCAAAAGCAAATATACACTATTTTTAATTAACTAACCACTTTAACTTGTCCTTTTTCCGTTTTTTCTTTAACTAACTTTATGTATAAGTTTCTTCTTTCTGTAGCAACAGCATCCGTACTATACGTGTCTTTTACAGTATTATATAGTTTTTCACCCATTTCGGTAATTAGCTCTGGATTGTTTATTAAACGTTTAACATTTTTATACCAATCTGAATGATTTCGTTTTGTTTTAACTAAAAATGCGTTACCGTTTTCGTTTATAGATACCCCAGAACCTTTCTTTGGTTTATTGTAATAAGGTTCTAAATCTATCTGATATGGGCCAAAATCTTGCGCAATCAAAGCTTTTTTATGGAATCCAGCTTCAATAACTTTTAGTTGTGATTTAACTTCATTAAAAATATTTTCTTCTAATGGTGCTAATGATACGTCAAATAAATTATAATTAGATGCGTAGCTACTAATAGGTTTAGTCCAAACTCGTCTGTATGCCTCATTTGATATGTTGTGATATTCTGTTTTATCAAATTTTAAAAGATGATTTTTGTAATCTTCACTTATAAGACTATAGTCATTAGTAAAGATTCTTTCGTATTGATACCAAACGCTCTCCATTGGTTTTATTGGTCTTTGGGTTTGTTCACCAGTTTCTTGATTTATTGTGGTTATACTTCCTCTTGTATCAAAACCACATAAAACAAATTGTACTTTATCAAGTAAATTATCTGATTTTATCTTTCTGAATATACCAGACAATAATTTTAAATCTTCGAAATGTGAGGAACCTCCTAACCATCCAATTCTTATTCTGTCTGATTTTTCTGGTTTAGGTTTATATTGTTTTTCATTTGGGTCTATTGCGTTTGGTAAAATATGAATATTTTTACAATATTTTTTAAGTTCTTTTGCGAATATCGTAGTAGTAGTAGTTAAGTTTCTGGCTGTTCTTACGTTTTGAAGTATTTTTTTATCCATACCAGATTGTTTTATTAACAAATATGCTGGATGGTGTTTACCTGGTGACCAATAATCGTCCAAATCCATTATTGTGACAATACCTAATTTATCTGTTAGTTTTAAAATTTCTTCTGTTTTTTCAAATGAACCTAAACTTCTGTGGTAGTGGATAATATCATATTGTTTTAAAAATTTTTCATCAAATAAATTTGGTTGATAATCAATATCTATATGAAATTCATTTGGATAATTTTCTTCTAATGATATATGTGGTTTTGTTGAACGGAAATAACCAACTCCAGTTCTGTCGGATGGTACTACTAATACTTTTATTTTTTTCATTTTTGTTCGATTATTTTATTAATATTATGTGTATATAATAATCAAACAATTAGTATTGTAAATAAAAAAAGCTCAGAATATTCTGAGCTTTTTATTTTTTATTTCTTTGTTTTTATCTTTCCTTCTTTTAAGAGGGTGTTAATGGTTTTTTTTATTGCGTTTTCGGTTAATTTTTTATTGTAATCTTCAGTTAGATATTCTAATAATACATCTTTTACTATCTCTCTTATTTTAGCTTCACTAATATTATCATTGTTATGTACAATATTTTCCTTTACCTGTTTTTGAGGTTCTATCAAATCAGCTACATCCTCCAAATTAAAACTATGTATTAAACTATTTGATTGTTGTATTGGGTTTTCCAGCATGGCTTTTTTAATAGCATCTGGTAATTTAGAGTTACGTATACTTTCTTTAGTTATTTTTCTTTGTGGTTGTTGTTGAACTGCGTTTGCATTATTAAATTGCTCTTCGCTTATATAATTTGTCGTGTTTGTCGTTGTTGCGTTATTACTAGGTAATGATTTCCCGTTAGAACTATTTTCATTAACCTTATTCATAACAGCTTTAGCGTTACTTAGTATACCTTTTAATTTACTTAAGTCTGCTGATTGTGGTACTTGATTCATATTTTAACACTTTTTCCATCTTGGTATTTTCCACCTTGGAATAATTTATCATTTGGTGGGTTTATTTTATTTTTTGCGTAACTCTGAAATTCAGAATTATTATATTGTCTTACCTTTAATACTTTTATCTTTCTTATCTTATGAACTAATAAAGTTTTATGTGTTCTTTCTTTCTTTGTTCCTCCGTAACCAGGGTCCCATATCCTAATAGAGTCGTGATTGCTACCACCTTTTAATTTTCCTCTACCTAATATATATACAAACATTTTTCTCTCTGGACCTTTTTTTTCTTTTTGATACCATATGTTTACCCAAATAGCAAATGGTCTACCATCTTTTTTTGTGTTACCGCCCTCTATAGCAAAATCTATTGCTGCGGAAATATCACTAACAGTTCCATATGTTTCACCATATGTTATGTTTTTTGATTTTTCTTCTAATATAATATCTTTATATAAATTGTAAAGTTTCATTTATTAAAAACTGAATTGACCCACATTACCAGTAGTATCTGGTTTTTTATAATAATTATCTGGTGTATAACCCCATGTTGACCCATTATTTGCATAAGCTGCAATTCTACCACTACCACCAACATTAGGATTTCCGTTTATATCAAAGTCTCCACCACCATTGTATGTATCTAGAAATATTCCAGTTCCTTTACCAGCTATTGGGGTTAAATCGTCAGACAATGCTCTTGTGTGTGTGGCACTGTAATTATTTGAGTCTGCCACATCGTTGTAAGAGTTATTTGCTATTAACACATTTCTTTGTGCTATTGCTGCTTGTTCTAATTTATTACTCATGATTATAGTATTTTATTATTATTATTATTATCCATGTATTCTATTAAATATAACATGTTTTTAAGTTCTTTATCAAAAGATTCATAATATTGAACCCTATTATTATAAATTTGGTCAGATGCTTTTGTGTGTTTTCCACTACTTGTTAGTTTTGCCATCCCACCAATTTTGGTTACATTTTTATTTTTTCTATCTTTTGTGTGTGTTTCTTTAAATGCATTTTCTCTACCTAAATTCATTTGAATTCTTTTTTTATTATCAATAGAATCGGCAATATTTTCATATTCTTTTTCTAGGTATTCTAATAATTCTTCTTCCTCTTTTGATTTGTTTTCTTTTTTTCTAAGTCTAGATATTTTAGTGGTCATATTATTCCCACTAATTTTATCCCCAATAAGTTTTCTAAACTTTTTAGGTACTTGATATTTTTTGTCGTTCATATCTAGATTTGGCATATTTTTAAATTTTACTTTTTAATATATTTTTTAATTTACTATCAAAATTAGCGATTTTAATGTTGTCTAATAAATGATTCATGACTATAAATAGTTCTAATTCATTTGAATCGCTTATTTTATTTAAAAATGTTTTTATTGCTTCTATTTTTTTAAGGTCTTCTATTTCTGAAACGTCTGGAATATTGTTTTTATTTAAATCAGAATAATTATCAACACTTATTAATCCATTTTTACCATCACTAGTGTCAACAAGGTCTTCCATAACTTTCTGCACTCGTTGTTTAATTAATTCACTTAATTTGTCTTTTGACTCATGTACACTATAGTATCCATATGGTACACCCATGTTAAAACCTTGAAAAGGGTATTGTTGCTTATTATTTTTAGCATTTGCTGAATATTGATTTGTTGTTAGCGGTATACCCATTTCTCTATCTGATGAATAATCTGATGGTAAAACAGGTGTATCGGTGAAAACACTTGATGTATTCATAATTGGAATACCACCAGACAAATCACCGCTAGTAGGGTCATATAGTTCATCAATCTCATTTGGTTTGTATGATTCTTCAAATTCTTTTTTAGTAAATTTCATAAATATACTTTTTAATATAAATATAAAGAAATATGATAATATTTATATTAAAAGATAATTTTATGACTTTTAGAACAAAATTAGATTATTCTGATAATAGGCAAATAAAACAAAGAACAAGAACTAACACTACGTTATCTGGAACTACCGTGTTTGGAGTTCCATTTAGTGGTTTAACAACTGGGGCTAGTACCACAGATTCTGGTGCTACACAAACGTTTACTTCTGTAATTAGTACGTTCTCTGGTAATTCGGGAACGACAGTATTTACATGGTACGATAATACTATGTCATTGGGTGAATCTCAAATAAGTGCTTTGACACCTTCAAATAGCGGTGTAACGCAAAATATTTTTATTTTTACCCCAAGTAGTACAACCACTATAGATGGTAACACTGTAAATTTGGCTTACACTGGCGTTAGTTTTGATTTAACAGTCACAAATATGATTGGTTCTGGGCCTTCTTATAGTGGAACTGTAAAGCATCAACAAGTTAGTATTCTATCTGCAAATACTTTAGATTACACTGGTAGAACTATTTGGGTTGATAATAAAGAAATAACAAGAACTAAAAAAATTATTGTAACTCAAAATCCTCAAGTTGGTTATGTCCTAAAATGTGTTGATTCTGAAGGTAAAGCTGAGTGGGGTCCAGTTTCTGGGGTAACAACTTTTAGTGGTAACACATCAGCTACATGTATAAATGAATTATACATATCAAATTTATATGGTTGTTCACCAATAACAATTCATGATAACTTACGACATACTGGTTCTACCGCATCTGGTTTACTATCTGTGGCTTTTGGAAACACAAATTTAGTTTCTGGTAATTATTCTTTTGGTCATGGCACATCGGTGTCGGCAACATCGACTAATTGTCATGCTGAGGGTGATAGAACAATTGCTAGTACGGATGCATCTCACGCAGAAGGTAAATTAACAATTGCAAGTGGGGCTGCATCTCATGCACAAAATAGAGATACCACTGCGAGTGGTGCTGATTCTCATGCCGAGGGTAATGGTACAATCGCCAGTGGTGGAGCCTCTCATGCTGGTGGAAGTGGTGCCGTGGCAAGTGGTTTTGGTTCGTTTGCACATTTTAATAGTAACGGTACTTTGGGTGCTTATGGTGATAATTCCGTAGTTTTAGGTGGTGCTAATAACAGTATTTTAAGTTATGCTAAATCTTCTGGAATTTTTTGTGGAACAGCAAATACTATTAACATTTATGCATGTGAATCAACTATTTTAGGTGGTTGTGATAATGATTTAAAAGAATATGTCTATTCTTCTGGAATTTTTTGTGGAACAGCAAATACTATAAATGCAAATGTAGAAAGGTCTGTAGTTATTGGGGGTAAAAATATTACTGGTGCCACTAATGATACTGTTTATGTACCAGATTTAGTTATTGATGGATTAATAAATGTAACTGATTTACAAACAAATGGTGAAGGGTTATTAATAGATGGTGCATCAGATGTTAAATTAAAAAAGAATATATCAAAAATTGAAAATTCTTTAGAAAAGATAATTAAATTGAATCCAGTTTCTTTCGAGTGGAAAAAAGAAATGAAATTAAGAACGGGTAGGGTATATGGTTTAATCGCACAAGAAGTTGATAGTGTTATACCAGATGTTGTAAGAAAAAGAGCAAAAGGTAATGGAACACTTACGATTGAATATAAAGAGTTAATTCCATGGATAATTTCAGCGATTAAAGAATTAGATTCAAAACAAAACGTATCAACTAGTAAAGACGCTACGATAAAAACAAAGATTATACCTTCTGAAGGTGTTAATACAAAAACAAATAAAACATCATCAAGTGATAAAGTTTTAAATAAAAAAGAAGTTATACTTGAGACGCAGACTATAGCATCTGAGGATAATAATATAGAATTAAATTTTAATGGAACTAAAGATTCTTCAGTTGACGGTGGTATTATAGTTATTAAAGGTGTGTCTAAAATTGAAGACGCAAAATTTACGATTAATTCTGATGGAGATTGGACTACGAATAATTATATTATACCGAAAGGTATTATTATTCCAGAATATACACCAAAATCAACTAGCGATTCATTTGGTAAAATTGGTTCAATGACTAAAGATGATGATTATTTATATATAAAAGGAAATAACGGCTGGGGTAGGTGTCTTCTTGAAACATTTTAATAATGGGTAATTTAAAAAATTTTAATTTTAATAAAATAGATGCTTTTCTGAGTAACAGTGAATATTACGATTTTTACTTAGCTCAAGATGAGTATATCGATTGTTGTATGTATGATGATACGATAATATCTGGAAACTGTTTTGTTGTTCACTATGATTTCAATAAATCTGGTATATATTCAAGTGGAACAACATCTGCTGATACGATATATAGTTTAGTGACTTGGACTGGTGCAACAAATACAGGTTATTCGCTTAATACGTTTGGGTTAACAGGTATTGATAATGGATATGTAACATTCGATAAAACTAGTGGTGGCGCATCTAATAGTACATTATTATCAGCTTTAACAGGTACTACAATTGTTATACCCTCTGGTGACACAAGATTAGTTATGACAAGAGTTACGGGTGCTACAGACCAATATGATTATCCAATAGATATTATTAGTGGGAACACAATAATAGGTGATTATAGTAGACTTTGTGGTGGCTTTTATCAAGGTTATTTTAAATTGGATGGTTATTCTTATGAAGTTCTACCAACAAGAGTACCTAAAGCTTGGACAGCTGAATTTTGGTTAAATAAATCTGAAGATAATTGTACATTTAGTACACCAAGATTAAATGATGATTACCCTAATAATAAAGGTTTTTTCTTTTACATGGGTACTAGAGCAGAAAATAAATATTGGAATATATTTGAAGGATTAAACACTGGTTGCACAAGTGGTTGCACATCTACTAGCGCATGTACTGGAACAGTTACAACATTTTGTACAATACCAAAAGAAACGCAAATATCAATCAGTGGTGATAGTGGTTATGCAATTCCGTTAAGTCCACCGCCATTAGAAATTAATGAAATAACAAATAATTTTCTTATTTATGGTAGAGCAGGTGGAAACAAATGTGGGAATTGTGGTCATGGATTAAGTGGTTATGGCGCAAAGACTGTATGTGATTTTACTGGTGGTAGTATAACGATTACTGGTTTTACACAACAAACAACTAACACTCAAAATCCATTTCTTATTTATGGTAGAGCAGGTGGGAACAAATGTGGGAATTGTGGTCATGTAGATAGTGGTTTTGGAAATAAAACTGTATGTGATTTTAGTGGTGTTACTTCTGACTTATTAGAGTTGGATAAAGATGCTGATATTTATGATAATGCAATTGGTTTTAGAATAAAAGATGATGGTAGTATTGGTTATAGGGCATTAAAATTTACTGGATATTGTTCTGGAGAAACATATGTAACTGGTGTAACTGTTGAAGAGCAATATTCTTTGAGTGGTGTTGTAACTGATAATACTTGGGAACATATAGCGATAAGGTTTGTATTCCCAGAATATGATGAATGTCAACTTAAATATGGTAAAAAAAGAAAGGGTAGACTTATGTTTTATGTCAATTCTAAGTTGAAATTTGTTGCTGAAGAGGTTGATGAATTTGTGGCTAGAAGACTCAACGAATATAAAGATAAGCAACTTGGTGTTCCGTTTAATTACAGTCTTGGTGGAGGTTCGCAAGGACTATTAGAGTCAATGACATTTGATGGACAAGACCCAGAAGATTTAGGGTTAATAATAGAACAAAATTTCGCTGGAACATTTTATGGTGATATATCACAATTTAGATTTTATATATGTGATTTAAGTTGGTGTGATATTATAAATAACTATGACGTAGAAAAAACAAGGTACGGTAAAATATAAAAAATATAATCATGAATTTTCATATTAATAAAAACGCAACATTACCAATATTAAAAATGGAATTAATAAAAGATGGTAGATATTCTTTTAGAGAATTCCATGACAAATTACAAAACAGTAATATATATTTCTCAATGGCTGATATAGTTACTGGTATTAAGAAAATTGGTAAAAAACCAGCCAAATGTATTTTGAAATCAGAATATAATGGATGTGAAGATGAAGAATATTATATTTCATATCAATTTACAACCAAAGATACTTCAAAACCTGGGACTTATATTGGTAAGTTTACTATAGAATTCTTAGATGGTTCTGGAACTCTTATTGTACCAATTAGAGAAGAACTAATTATAAATGTACTTGGTGGTGGTATAAAGAAGTAACTTTGTTGTTGTTTTTTTACTTAATTTTTAGTTTATTTGTCTTTATAACTAAATTAATTTTATATGAAGAACACTGAATTAAATTTTGAAATAATTGAGAATTTTCTGCAAGGTAATAACCCTAAAAAATATGTTGTAGCTATTGAAAGTTCTTATCGTGATGGTTTCGTCTCTCTTATTGTTAATAACCCAAAAACAGGAAAAAAAATTGAAAAACATAAATATAAACCATTTCTATGGATGAAACGTGAGGTGGCTGATATTATTTATGGTGGCAATAGATATAAAACCAAATCAGCCGCTAGAGAGTGTAAAATAAAGATAAAAGAAGTAGAAACCGCTAATTCAGAAGGAATAGTCCCAAAAAGACTAGAAAATGGCTATAAATACTTAGTTACTTGTGGTGGTTCATTTAGTAAAATGCTTAACTTTTTTAGGTTAGGTGGTATTGATATTTACGATGATGAGTATCGAAATTTATTTGTTGTTTTTACACCTGTAGAACAATTTATGATGCAATCGGGTATAAGACTGTTTAAGGGTTTTGAAGATTACACAGAATTACATAAATTGCAATTTGACCTTGAAACTGAAGGTTTAGAACCTAAAACCAATGCTATATTCCAAATAGGAATTAAGGATAATCGTGGATTTGAAATTGTTTTAGAAACAAAAGGTGATTCACCCCTTGAAAGGCGAAAATCAGAAAGACAAAATATTAAAGATTTCTTTTCTGTGATAGCAGCTTTGACACCAGATGTTATAACTGAATATAATGGAGCAAACTTTGATTGGCCTTTTATAAAAAAACGATGTGAAATATTAGATATAGATATAAGAAGAATAGCTAAAACATTGGATGATGAAAAAAATATTAGGTGGAGAGAAATGACACTTAAATTGGGTGGTGAACAACAAGAGTATGAACAAACAATTATGTGGGGATATAATATTTTAGATATTTCTCATTCAGTTAGAAAGGCTCAAGCTATAAATTCTAATATTAAAAAATGGTCTTTAAAATACATAACACAGTTTTCGGGAGTTGCTAAAAAGAATAGAGTTTATGTTCCAGGTGATATACTTAATAAAACATGGTTAGATTCATCAGATTACGCATTTAATGATACAGATGGTGATTGGTATAAGATAACTGAAGAAAAGCCCTTAAAAGAAGAATATGAGGTTGTTAAAGGTGATTATATTGTTCAAAGATACTTAATTGATGACCTTTGGGAAACAGAACAAGTTGATAATATATATAATCAAGCAGCTTATTTGGTAGCTAAATTGTTACCCACGACTTTTATGCGAAGCTCTACTATGGGTACGGCAGGTCAATGGAAATTACTTATGGCAGCTTGGTCGTATGAAAATGGCTTGGCAATACCAAGTTTAGCACCTAAGAAAAAATTTACAGGTGGTTTGTCAAGGCTTTTGGAAGTTGGTTATGCAGTAAATGTTATTAAACTTGATTTTGCAGCACTATACCCAAAAACACAATTAACACATAAAATATTCCCATCACTTGATATATCTGGTGTTATGGAATATCTTTTAACTTATATCGTAGATAAAAGAGATGAATTTAAGTTCTTAACTGGTACACATAAAAAAGAAGCAAAAAAACTTCTTGATATGTTAGAAAAGTACATGGATAGACTTGATGAAGAAAGGATAGAAAATGGTAATAAGATGATTTCTAAAGAAAAAAAGTTATCATCCGATTTTGATAAAAAGCAATTACCATTAAAAATATTTGCTAACTCGTTTTTCGGTGCATATGGTGCTCCTTATATATTCAATTGGGGTGATACTGATTGTGCAGAAGAAACAACGTGTAGAGGTAGGCAATACTTAAGGTTAATGGTTAGGCATTTTACAGAAAAATATGGGTTTAGAGCGTTAGTTATGGATACCGATGGTGCTAACTTTGCTATTCCAGAAAACATTGATTCTGTTAAATACACTTGTAAATCTACTCATTGGAAAACTAAAAAATATGAAGAGGGTCAAGTGTTAACAGGTCTTGATGCTGTATTAGCTGAATTCAATGAAGAGTATATGATTGGTAGAATGGGATTAGATATTGATGATATATGTGAATCAACTATAAATTTCGCTAGAAAAAATTATGCTAACTTAATCGATGGAAAAGTTAAATTAGTTGGTAATACTGTTAAATCAAAAGCAATGCCTGTGTATATTGAAGAATTTTTAAATACAGCCGTTAGATATTTATTAGATGGTAAAGGGTATGAATTTATTAAATACTATTATGAATATGTAGATAAGATTTATAATTATAAGATACCTGTTGCAAAAATAGGTTCTAAATCAAAAGTTAAAATGTTACCAATTTATTATACTAATGTATATTGTAAACAAAAAAATAAAGCTGGTAATTATAAATCAAGACAAGCGCACATGGAGTTAATATTAAAACTTGGTTTAAATGTTAATTTAGGTGATGTGATTTATTATGTAAATACTGGTACTGCTAAATCACATAGTGACATCAAAGCTATAAAAGATGAAAGTGGTGAAGTTTGTGAGATAAAATTTAACTGCAAGTTGATACCACAATCACAATTAGAAACAAATCCAGACTTAATAAATACAGAATATAATGTCGCTAAGTATTTAGATGCGTTTAATAAAAGAATCAAACCATTATTAGTTTGTTTTGACCCAGATATTAGAGGTAGTATTATTACAAACGTATATAAGGATAAAAAGACTAAGGTGCTTAAGCTAGAGGATAGAAGTGTATTTTCAAGGTCTCAATGTGAACTTACAGCAGGTAAGCCATTTGAAGAAACAGACCAAGATACTTATGAAGCTCTTATGATGTTTGAACATAAGGAAATAAGATTTTGGGATTCAGTTAATAAGATTCCAAATAATATTGAAGAAGCTGAATGGGAAGAAATAAGAAGTGATTGGAAAGAAAAAGAAACTACTAGCATTTAAAATATTTAGTTAAAATGGGGGGGGGTATCCCCCATTTTTTATTTTATAAAGAATCCTAATGGACGAAAACGAAGACTCTTATTTAAGAATTCAGCCTCAGTTGCCCCTCTTTCTAATTGTTTAGTTGAGGATAGTCTTTCAAGTCTAGTGTCAAGTCTTTCAAGTATTATTTTTCTTTCATCGTTTCCCTCTGATAATAATGAGTCATAATCCATCGTTCTTTCAGCTTCTGGGGGACCTACGATACCACCAAATTTACCTCTGGTTCTACCTAATGCTCTCTTTGCTTCGGCAACAAACAATTGTCTTACTAAGGCTTTTGTTGGTTCGTTAAATGTTGAAAAATCTAACTTTGCTAATGGAACTTCATTTGGTAATTTTATAATATCTGGATTGTCTTTTCTACAATCATCAACGTTACCTGGATTAGTGTCATAATAGTGATACCATACTTGACATCCAGTCATATTTACTGAACTGCCTGCACCACCTATCCCATGACCAAAAGAAAGTTTAGAACCTGGGGTGCTTATAAGATGTAGTAATCTTGTTCCGTTTGGACCAGCTGTTAATTTGTATACTAATTCGCTTCGTAGAATTCTATTTTTTAAATTTAAATCAGAAGCTGTTAATAATATATCATAAGCTGGTGAAATATAATAACCTCCACCACCACCAAATCCATATCCACCACCACCAGCACCACCAGAACTACCTAGTTGACCAAATCCACCACCAAATCCATAATCTATACCGCCATAATTAGCAAAAAGAGCCATTTGTGTAGTAGGTGGTGTAATCCAAAGAACTTCATTTACTTCTCTACCTGCTGGTATTTCATAAACTTGTCTTCCAGATTCTAAAGTAAGATAATCTTTTTTTAGTTCCCATGGACCTCTCGCCTGTAAACCAACTTGTTTAGAATAAGCATATGTGTATTGTGTCATGAAATCAAAATCTCTAACACTCAAAGCAAATGCAAAATCAGTTGTATTTATATTTTTACCTAATAATGATTGCCATTGATGTTCTATGAGCCATTCTTGTACATATTGCGCATAATCTTCTATTGATATATCTAATAGTACACATAACATATCATCTGTCAATTCGACTTGTCTCAGTGGAGCACCCATTGAGACTCTAAATTGTTCAAATATTCTTTGTTTGTCTTCGTTACTTACTGGCATAATATTAAGTTTATTTATAAATATCTAATTTTATATAAAACTTATTATTATTTCAAAAATTTTAGTGTAGTTTGGTAAGCTTCTTTTATTGATTTAAAACTATTTTCTGGGGATAATAGTGTATTATTGACTAAAATAATGGGTACACTATCAGTTTGACCTATTTCCATGATTTTTTCAGTTTCTTCAGCGTTTTCATCTAAATCAACATCTATGTAATAATATTCTATATTATGTTTATCGTACATTTCCATAAGTTCTTTACAATATGGGCACCCTTCAAAACCATAAACCCTAATTCTATTCATAATCATCAATTATTTCATTAAGCATTATTTCCGTAGCGGTATCCTTATTTATACCCTTTTCCCCCATTATGGTTTTTATTATTTGTTTTTTCTTTTGTACGGTATTCCACATTATAGTAGCAATGTTATTAAATTTATTACTGTATAATTGATAATAAACAGTTACATTGTTTTGTTGTCCTATTCTATAGCTTCTATCTTCACATTGTTCATTATCACCTGGAACCCAAGAAAAAGAATTAAACACAACGTAATTTGCTTCAGTAAGTGTTATTCCTACACCAGCTGATTTTACATTACCAACAAAAACTTTTATTTTGTCATCGTTTTGAAAAGAATCTACTGATTTTTGTTTATTTTTATCATTCATCCCTCCATAGTGAATCACAGATTTTTTACCAAAATGAGAATCTAAAGCCATTAATTCATCTGTAAAATTTGTAAATATAATAACTTTATTACCTTGTTCTAGTATATTTTCAACTAGTGCTATGGTGTTTGGAATAGTCTCCATAGCAACAAATTTTCTTAAAAGACCTAATTCAACCATATCTCTTGGTGGCGAACCTTTTTTCTTTAATATTTTTCTTTCTTCTAAATAGTTTTCCCAAAGGGTTTCATAATCTCTTAGTTGTCTATTATTAAATTTATTGTATATAGGAACTATAGTTTTTTCTGGCATATCAGAAATTTCAGTTTTTAATCTTCTTTTAAAAACGTTTTTTGTTTTCATTGCCAGTTCTTCTAGATTTGATGCACCATTGGTTAACCATATCTTTTTTCTATAGCCATTTTTTAAAGTTTTGGTTATTTGTTTAGCTTCGCAATATCTTGTTACATAATACTTCCAGTTATCAGTTATTGGTGATTTAATCAATTTTAATAAATTATAATAATCCATTGGTCTATTAGCTACAGGTGTACCTGTTAATAACCAAACTCTATCAGTATTATAGTTGGTGCATAAATCTTTCATTATTGAACCTCTTATACTATTCCTGTTTTTTAGAAAATGAGCTTCATCCATAATTATTAAGTCAAAATTAGCCTTAACTATGTGTTGATTATCCCAACATATATCTTCTTCTTTTATATTTTTTCCAGGTATCTCATGAAAGTTTTTAAGTATATCGTAATTAATGATTGTGAATTTTGCTTCACTCCATCTCTTACCTTCTACAATAGCTGTATCTTTATATTGAAAATAGTGAATTTCTCTTTCCCAGTTTATCTTAAGTGAAGATGGACAAACAATAAGTATTTTTTTTGCTCCAGATTCTAATGCTGCAATTATGGATTGATATGTCTTGCCCAACCCCATATCATCAGCTAGAATACAACCTTTTTTAGATAGTAAAAATTTTATACCTTCTTTTTGGTGTTCATAAGGTGTTCTGCCGATTGTACCATCTTTTAGTTTAAATGTATCTAACTTTTGATATTTTTCAAAGTCTACTTTAATATCTATTTCTTCATTATATGGGTCATCTAATACTTGTGTTTTAGGTATGAAGTACATACCAGATTTTTCTTGGTTTCTTTTTAACTTTCCATATACATGGTAAGTTTTTTCGGTTTCACCTAATATATATTCAAATAATATTCTTTCTGGAACGAAAGATAAATTTTCTTGGGTTTTTAGTTGGCCACCTAAATAATCACTTATGTGTATAACTTTATTTACAAACACAGGTTCTTTATCATGATTTATCATGATGTACTTTGTTTGGTTATCTGTTAGTGAAAAAGATTTATTTTTTAAAAAATTACTTTTTAGTTTTTTTAAATATGGGTTTTTACCTTCATATTTTTCTAATAAATCTAATGCACCTCTACCTTGTATATTTTCCAAATTTAACAAATTAAAAAAGTTAAAAAATAGTATTATATATATACAAATATAGGTAATAATTGATAAAAATCAACACTTAACGACTAATTTATATTATTGTAAATATTTATTAAAAAACAAGTATTATGCCTAATAAACGTATACCAATAAATAGGGTTAACAAATTTTTTTCAGAAGAAGACTTTATATTAGAACAACAAATGGGTCGTGAGGCTATTGAGGGTGATGGAAACTTTGTTGTAGTTTTATATAGGGTTGATAGAAATATGACATCATCAGACGATATTTATGGTGAAGCAAGAAAAGATGAAATAAGATTTTTTCCCCCAGTTGAATTAAGAGTCATACCCATACTTGGTGAACCCGAAAATAAAGCATATAACAGTGGTGCTGGTTCTGTTAGATATTTACAAGATGGGCAATTGACGTTTGGTATATACGATGCTCAATTAAATGACTTAGACACTGCACTTAGTTATGGTGATTATATTGCTTATGCTGTTACAGAACAAGAAGTTAGGTATTTTACAGTTGTTAATGATGGTGTTAAAAATTACGATAACAAACATACAATAATGGGGTATAAAGGTGCTTTTAGGACTGTTACTTGTGCGCCTGTTGATGAAAATGAATTTAGAGGATTTTAAAAAATAAAAATTATGGCAGTCCCAAAAGGATTTAGAAAAGACATAAAAATAATAAAAGATACTTTCGGACTTGAAAGAAGGCAAGAGATATTAGGTGATATTAGCTCTAAAGGTACTTATTTACCTAGAGGTGTTATGTATGAAGATATGGATAAATCTTTTATTGAGTTTGTTGAAAATGATTTAAGTTTAAGTCTTGATGGTGAAAAAGTACCAGTTGTGTTTTTAACACTTCAAAGATGGTCTGAATTTAGTAAAACATGGCAAAATTCAGATAAATTTAAAGATATTAAAATGCCATTCATTACGATAGTTAGACAACCAAATCCTCAAGTGGGGCAAAATCAAGCAGGGTTGTTTAATATTCCAGGTAGAAGAACATATACATACTTAAAGGTACCAACATATGAAGGAGGAAGAAGGGGCGTTGATTTATATAAAATACCACAACCTACTTCAGTTGATATTAACTATGAAATTAGGTTGTTCTGTAATAGAATGAGAGATTTAAATAAATTTAATGTAATCGTTCAACAAGCGTTTAATGCTATTGAATATTATATAAAAGTTAATGGTCATCCAATGCCTTTATTTTTAGAGTCTATTGGGGATGAAAGTAATATAGATGATTTTGAGAATAGAAGGTTTTATGTCCAACCTTTTGAAATTAATTTAAGAGGTTATGTATTAGATGAAGATAAGTTTGAAGTAATACCAGCTATTAATAGAGCTTTAGTATTTACGGAAATAGAAGATTTAGAAATTAACCCAATACTTAGGGTTTCAACTGACAAACCAGAAGCTAAAGCATTTTATAATTTTATATTTAAACCAAGGGCCGTTAATAAATTAACATTTACATGTGAATACGATTTAAAGTATACTGAAGTTGTTAATTTAAAAGGTATATCTAATATTAAATTAAGTGTTAATGGTGTTGAAAAACTAAATGGAACTGTTATAGGGCAAGAAATAATAATAAATGCAAATGATACTATAACTATAGAGGTAACTAAAGGTCTATATAGTGAAGGTAAATTTACATTAATAGGTATAATAATTTAATATGAGTTGTAATAGTACAAACCCAAATGTTAATAAAACATTTATAATTGAACCTCTTCAATTAACATCTGATACGTCAGTTTTTAGTGCTTGTACTACTTTGTTTACAAATAAAGTAGAAAGTTGTAGTGGAGGTACTACGGCAATAGCTATGAGAACTGGTGTGGTAGGGTTTAATAGTAATGTTGATGGTATTTTATCATTAACAGCAAATACTGTTAACGCTAATACATTTCTTTCTGGTGGAACTAATATATTAGATATAGTAAACACAAACGATACTTTTTTAACTGGACAAACTTTTAATAATAGTACTTATATTTTAACATCAGAAAGAAATGATGGTGTTGCATTTAATACAGATTTATCCGTATTGGCAAGTGATATTTTTGTTCTTAGCGGTGTTTATAACCCATCTACAGGTATTGTCACATATACTAATTCTACTGGTGGTACATTTCAAGTATCTGGGTTTACTACAGGTATGACAGATTCTTTTACTACTAACGCATATTTGAGTGGTAATCAGTTAAGGTTTGATAATAATATACAAGGTAGTAATTTTTATAATGTAGATTTATCACCAATAGCGTTTTCTGGTGGTAGCGGAAGTTGTATATCTAATTTATATATATCTAATTTATATGGTTGTTCACCAATAACCATTCATGATAGTTTACAACACACAGGTTCTAATGCTTCTGGTGCGTTATCTACTGCATTTGGTTTTAATACAACCGCAAGTGGTAATCATTCACATGCTGGTGGTTTTACTAGTTTTGAGAATAAATTAGTGGCAAATGGTACAACCTCTTTTGTTCATTCTACAGTAACTGGTTCAACTAAAACATATGGTGCATACGGTAATTATTCATCAATACTAGGTGGTTTACAAAATATAATAGAAAGTGGTAGTACTAATTCTTCTATATTAGGTGGTAAAGAAAATGTTATAAATCCAAATGTTGAACGTTCTACTATATTGGGTGGACAAAATATTACTGCCACAACAACTGATACTGTTTATGTACCTAACATTAACATAAATAGTACACCAACAAATAATAACTCATTAACACAAATATTAGGTAGAAATTCAACCACAGGACAATTAGAATATAGAGATGCATCAACTTTAGGTAGTGGTGATACATTTGTAACTGGGGGTACATTTAGTGCAACTACATTGACATTAGATAGAAACGATGGTAATAGTATTACAGTTACTGGATTCACAAGTACTAGTGGAATATCTTTAACCGATTTATCGGTAGGTTCAGAAGGTTCTCCAGCATCTGGAAATGGTTCATTATCTTATAACAATTCTAGTGGTGTTTTTACGTATACACCACCTATACTTAATGGACTAACCGCAACAGGAACAACTAATTTTGGGTCGAATAAAATTACATATTCAAATAATTACGCAACTTTAGGTGATTTACCTAGTGCGACTACATACCATGGTATGTTTGCTCATGTCCATGCAGAGGGGGCAGCTTATTATGCACATGCAGGTAATTGGGTAAAACTTGCTGACCATTCACAACTTACATTTGTAACTGGTGGTACATTTAGTTCTACTACATTAACACTTAACAGAAATGATGGTAATAGTGTTACAGTTACTGGATTCACAAGTGGTGATACGTTTGTGACAGGTGGTACTTTTAGTACTAACGCATTAACACTTAACAGAAATGATGGTAATAGTATTACGGTTACTGGCTTCACAAGTGGAGGTGGAGGAACTGGTGATACATTTGTAACTGGTTTTACATATAATGATGCAAATAAATTTACACTTAAGAGGAATCAAGGTCAGTCAGATTTAACTTCTACTATAAATGCTGTAACGGGATTAACAATTAACGGTGGTTTAACAGGTAAATTATTTGCTGTTAATGATATATCTGGATTACCAATATTTGAGGTATATTCTGATGATAGAATATTAATGGGGTCAAGTTTAGCTTTATCTCTAAATGCAACTGCTAAGAAAACTGTTACTGCTGGATTAACAACTATGTATTCAATAACTAAAACCGACTATACAGGAGCATTTTTTGATTACACTATTGTTGGTAATGGTGGTGCTAGGTCGGGTAATATTATGTCAATATGGAGTGGTTCAACGGCAGAATTTAATGAAGTTACAACAAATGACATTGGTAGTAGTACTAGTGGTGTTACATTTAGTGTTTCTGCTGGTACTACTAACGTAAGTTTAATGGTTTCGGCAGTAACTGGAAGTTATGATATAAAAACAATAATAAGAGGTATATAAATATGGCTTTAAACTTTTCACCAGCAAAAATAGTTACTGATGGTTCTATAGCAAATATAAAATATTATAATAAAGTACTATCAACTGATGAAATACTAGAAAATTACAATATATTAAGAGAAAGATATTATTAATAATATTTATAAATAAAAAATTATGTCAGACATTTATGAAAGTAGACAATTCATGATATTTAATGTATCAGAATTAGACAAAATAAATTTTAATGAAGTAATAGAAACTTCATTAAATACCGTTAGAAAATCAAATGTTTTAACAAAAACATTTGTTAAGTGGGATGGTAATACAATACCATCTTCGATTTTATCACTTACGACAAGTGAAGGACCTTATAACTATACTTATATACTTGCCTTAATGTCAACACCAGAATGGCAAACAGAAATATTATCAATTTAAATTATGGCAGTAGTAGGACCAAGAACCCAAATGTTATCAGTATTAACTAGTGGTTTAATATATTATGTTGATGCAGGTAACCCTAATTCAATAAAACAAGGTGAGTCAACATGGAAAGATTTAAGTCAAAGTAATAATGGTACATTATCAAATGGTGCAACATGGTATAACACTAACAAAGGTACTGTATCACTTGATGGTGTAGATGATTTTGTTGATGTCCCTGGATTTAGTATAACATCTGAGATAGGAAGTGGTAGTGATTTTACAATCTATACTTGGTTTAAAGCAGATAATACAAGTCAAGGAATGTTAGTGGCCTGTCCTGGAAATCCAAGATTTTATATTGAACAAATTTTTACAGGAGGTCAACATAGGGCACACTGGGGGATTGGTGCGACTGCAAATTCTAATACAAGTTTAGCATTAATAAATGCTAGTGATATTTTTAATTACGTTGTAACATATGACGGTACTAACGTTAGAGGTTACTTAAATGGAGTTTTAAAAGATACAACAAATATAGGTTCTCAAACGTATAATACCGCAACTTTAAAAATTGGTAAGTATTTAAATTATGCCCCTTTATATTTTAATGGTAATATACATCAAGTTGCAATATATAATAGAGTGTTAACAGATTCAGAGGTTTTAACAAATTATAATACCTTTAAAACAAGATTTGGTTATTAATTTTGGGTTGATTTTTTGGTAAACTATATTTATAATAAAATTAATAAAATGAATTATTATAAAATAAAAAGATTTAATTATGGGTAACGATTTTAAAATAAAAAAGGGGTTCATTTCAGAAGATGACTCTATGGTTGATGGTACTTTATCAGTTAAGACTATTAATATTAATACAGTTCCTGTAAATGATAATACTTTAACACAAATCTTAGGTAGAGATTCAACTACAGGTGAAATACGGTATAGGGACGCATCAAGTATTATATTTGTACCCCTAGTAACTATAACAACCGCAAATCTTGTGGTTGATACTAACACGCAGAATTTTGTAGCAATAACCGCACAAGCCCAAGCCCTAATAATTGCAGCCCCAACGGGAACGCCAACTGAAGGGCAGAAGCTGATTATAAGAATAAAAGATGATGGCACAGCTAGAGCTATTACGTATAATGCAGTATTTAGAGCAATAGGTTTAACACTACCAACAACAACTGTTGCAAGTAAAACTTTATATTTAGGATTTGCTTATAATACCACTGATACAAAGTGGGATGCCATAGCACTAAAACAAGAAGCATGATAATTATAAGCAAAATAGAACTAGAGGGTTTAAATAACCTAAAATATACAGATGTTGGATACACTGAAGATGAAAGTATAGCCAATGAAATTAATGAAAGTTATGATATTACTTTGGGTGCTTTTTTAGCGGAAAATAGAACCAAGCTAAATATAGATGAAGTGAGTATTGGGACATTTTTTATTAACACTAAATATGTATATGAGGCTAGACTTGAAGTTGATACTGTGGATGGTTTAGATATTATAGAAATAACAAATATAAACCAAATTTAATGGCAGCACCAACTAAAGGTAATGTAACAAACGCAAACCCTACTCCAGGGGCTAATTTTTATCAATTTACACACAATCAAAACGTGGGTAGTAACAGATTTTTAATTGTACAGTTTACAATGAGTAATAACCGTTCTTATTCTTCTTGTCGTTATGGTGGACAAGTTATGACCCAGTTATATCAAATAAATAGAGGAGGATTATCTCAAAGAATGGCCTTTTTTTATTTGCAAGACCCACCTACAGGAAACAATACATTAAGGGTGAATTTTAATAATTCAGTTTACAACCCTATTAGCATTCATGCTAGGAGTTTTACAGACTGTGGGGGTATTGGTAATAGTGCAAGAACTGGGGGCCAAAGTACACCAAATACACAAAACTTGACAGTTAGTCAAGATGATTCATTAGTAATGATTACATCTTGCTCAATCAATGCGATATTAACACAGCAAATACCAACAGGAACAAACAGAACCTTTATAACTCATAACACTAATAGGCAAGTTGCTACAGGTGCAATTTCTGCTAATGCAGGTGAGAGCGCAGGTGTAATTAGTTTAAGAAGTTCATCAACTTATGGTACTGTAACATTAGATAGAACAGAAATAAAAGGACTTAGTGTTGTTACAGAAAATAACGATGGTGATTTCTTTCAATTTATGTAATACTATTATCATACAAGATATAAACTAAAATGACATGGCACTAAATATAAAAAGTATTAATATTAATGGTATATATAAACAACATGGTTATGGTGTACCCTCACATATATCAATTAAAGGTTCTGAATTTACTGATTTAATAGATTTTAATATTTACCTTAATACTGGTGGTAATACATGGAAAAAAACCGATTCTACTTCAACTGCCACAACTGAAAATACATTTGTAACTGGGGGTACGTTTAATTCAAGTACACTTACACTTAATAGAAATGATGGTGATGATATTCAAGTAACTGGATTTACAAGTGGAGGTGGTTCGTCTAACGCAACTAACATAGGTGACGGTCAATCAGTATTTTCTGGAAAATCGGGTACTACACTCTTATTTAAAACAGTTAAAGAAAGTGAAGGTATATCAGTTTCGGCAACAAATGAAACTATAATTATAACTTCTGTATCTAAATTTTTAAATGATACACAAATATATTTTAATAAAGATACAACTCAAACTACTATAACTTTAAGTCGTGACGGTAGTGCGTTAAATGGTCAGTTTAGTGTTAATACATTAATTGCTGTTGCTGAGGGGGTTAACAATATAAGGGTTTATTTACAAGGTAATGTAAGTATTATTATAAAAGAATTAACACTTTCTAATATCTATATAGGTGGTAGTCAAGTGACGCAAGTGCAAAGTACAGCGATAAACGAATTGAACGCTCTTTTTGGTAACTCTATTGGTCAGACTGCACCTACTATAACATCGCTTACAACTATTAACTTAACTACTGGTGGTAATTTAAATTATATCTTGACTGGTACTAATGCTGTTGCCTATAGTTATGAAAACCTACCTAGTGGTGTTGTGCCCGTGAACGGTAATGAAAGGAATTTAATAGGTGGTAGCGGATTATCAGCAGGTGTATATACATTTACAGCGAGGATAACAAACTATTTTGGTGAAACTAGTGCGACAATTACCTTAGTGGTATCTGCTGCGTTTGTTAATACATACTCAGTTTTTGGTCAATATTCAGTTTATTATATTAATAATGTTTCGGGTCAAGAAAATAATACCCCATTACATAGAGCTACAATGGCTGGTACTAGCGCAGATGCTTGGTCTGTGATGTGGTGGTCTAAAGTAACTAGTTTACACCCTAGTCAAACTAGCCCAATTTTTCACTTTGGGCACCCTAGTAGTTCTACCGATGGTAAGATTTACGCAGAAATAATAAATAACGGGTCGGGTGTTGCGTTATGTAAATTACATTATGGGTCAAATAATAATAACCTACAATTGGTTTGGAATACTGGATTAAATTCAACAACTTCAACAAATTGGCATTGTTTTATGCTTACTTATACTGGTGGTGATACTGGAACTAATTCTGGTAGTATAACTAATTATTATGACACTTTTAAACTTTACGTAGATGGTTCTTTTGTCGCTAGAGACGCTTCAACTACTAACGTAGGTAATGGATATTCTGGGTCAATAATAGGAACTACAAATACATTTTCACCTCTAGTTTTAATGAAAAAAGGTTATTATAACACATATGGTAGAAGATTATATCTTGACGAAATGGCATTTTGGGACAGCGACAGAGGTTCTGATGCGGCAGTTCTTTATAACGGAGGTAATCCATTAAATCTACCTGCTTTATATAGCCCTTTATTTAAGGATTATTATAGGTTTGGTGACGGCCCAAGTGATATATCGGGTTACCCTACAATGTCTAATTTGGGTACTGGTCCCGATTTAACACAAACTAATGGTACTGTAGCTACATATAAAACCGATGTACCTTAAAATATAATAAAATTAAAAATGAAAAGAAAATTACTTAATCTTTCTGGTGCTGGAACAAAAATATCTGGGTTATGTGGTGCGTGTGATTACATTTTTAATGTGTTAGGTTATAGACCTACAGATATAAGTGGGATTAGTTCTGGAGGTATCTTATCGATACCTATGGCATTGAGAAAGTGGGATTTATTAAGAGAAGTTACGCAAGTATTTAATACTGATAATATATTTGATAATAAACCTATAAATAAAAAAAATAGAGTAAAATTTAAATCAATATTTAGGGCAATATTTGGTAAATCATCTTTAGGTACTCAGAATAATTTAAAAAAAACAATATCAGAAATTATTACTGAAGATGAATTTTATAGGTATCAAAACGGTGATTTTCCTAACTGTTGGATTGGTGCTGTTGATTTTAAAACTGCGAATAGAGTAATAGTAAATATTAAAGAAAAAAAATATACTTACGAAGATTATATCCAATTAACAAATGCTTCTGCTAGTATACCATTGGTTGTAGAAGGTGTTAAATTTAAAATTGAAGATTACGAAAATATCTTATATGATGGTGGCGTTAGGAATCATATACTTTCATCTTGGATGTTAAAAAATATCCCAAACGTTTCACAAAGTATATCAGTTTTTTCTAGACCAGAAAAATATGTTGATATACTTGATAATGATTGGTCGGATAATAATATTATTAATGTGTTTATGAGACTTAATGATATAAATGCTATTGAAATAAGCAAGAAAGACGAAAGAGAAGAAAAGTATTTAATTGAATTAATGAATTATAAACTAATTGATAAGATAAAACATAAACAAGTTTTTATACCATATATAATAAAGGAAATGTATGATACTGACCCTACTAAATTAAGAAAACTATATAATTTTGGGTTTAAAATAGCTTTAAGTTCTTTTGAAGATTGGTAATTATTCACCATATAAATCTTTTGGTTTAATACACTTTTCTTTTATTATTTTTTCAACATATGCAAACATCTTTAAACCATTATCTTGACAATACTTTTTTAATATAGCATGTGTTTTAGGGGTTATTTTTAAGTTCTTAGTCCTTTTCATGAGTCTTTTATTTATAAGTATGATGAAAGTATGGTTTTTTTCATACTATTTATGGTATTAAAAATACCATTTAAAATCTTTTCCATTTTTACTGCATATTTATTAAGAGAACTATTAAAAATAATAATTAATTAAAATATTAAATAATGGCCGATAGAGTATTTGTAAGTCCAGGTGTGTATACATCAGAAAGAGACTTAACGTTTGTTACAAGACAAGTTGGAGTAACAACACTTGGTTTAGTTGGTGAAACAAAAAAAGGACCAGCTTTTCAACCTATTTTTATAGGAAATTACAATGAATTCCAATCATTTTTTGGAGGTTTAGATGCTGAAAAAGTAAAAACTACTGGAGCACCAAAATATGAATTACCTTATATTGCTAAGTCTTATCTAACTGAATCTAATCAGTTATTTGTAACTAGAGTTCTAGGATTTTCTGGTTTTGATGCTGGATTATCTTGGGGTATAACACTTGATGCTGCATTAGATAAGGCTACAACTGGTGTAACTTCTACAAATAGTTATAATCCTTTGTTTTTTACATATTCAGCAACAACTGGTGGTACACTATTAAGTATTACTTCTACTGATGCTTTGATTCAATCACTTTATAACAATAATTTACTAGATACACAATTATCTTTTTTACCTACAGCTAAAACTGGTACTACATCATCTTCAAATGTTGTATACCAAAAAGATGGTAATACATTTAGTGGTGCATCGTTTAGTATTTTTGTTTCAGCAACTGGAACATCATCAACTAATATAACTGGACAAACTACAGGTACAACTGTACACTATTCTGGTACTGGGCATTCAGATGTTGAAAATAAATTAGTTGCTTTATTAAGAAGTAGAGGTACTTATGATGCTGATGAACAACTTAATTTTGAAGTAACTGGTTCAACAGACATAGGATTTAGTTCAGTAATTACGACTGCTGAAACTAATGGTAAGGGTAATTTTGGAATCACAGGAACATCAACAGCTAGTGGGGCATTTAGTTATAACATTTCTTTAGACAAAACTAAGAAAAACTTTATATCAAGAGTTCTTGGTAGAGCAGCACAAGATGGTAAAACTGCGTTATTCGTTGAAGAATTATTTGGTGATATGTTTGAAGATTTATTTGATGCAGGTAAAGTTAGAGGTATTAATATCGACTCTTTAATTGAATATTTAGATGATTTTGATAATTACAAACAACAGTACAAACCAGCTGTAACTCCTTGGGTTGTATCAGAACTTAGAGGTAGTAATTTACTAAGATTGTTTAGGTTTTACACAATTTCTGATGGTGATGCCGCTAATAGTCAATTTAAAATTTCTATATCAAATATTAGACTAGATTTAAGAACTTTTGATATAAGTGTTAGAGCTTACAATGATAATGATGGTAAACCTATTATATTAGAAAGATTCGTTAATTGTAGTATGGACCCTACGTCAAATAATTATGTTGCCAAAAGAGTTGGTACACTTAATGGTGATTTTGCATCAAGGTCTAATTATATACTTATTGAATTAGATGAAGAATCTGACACATCAGATGCTTTTCCAGCTGGGTTTATTGGTGTACCAATTAGAGATTACCAAACTAATTCAAACACTACTGTGCTTTCACCTACTATTCAATATAAAAAGACATATGGTACGTTTGAAAATAAAAGAAAATTTTATTTAGGGTTATCAAATACTGTTGGTATAGACCAAGACTTCTTTGATTATAAAGGTGAACCAGAAGGTGATTTAACTATGTATACTGGTTTAACTAAAGGATTTCACTTAGATAGTGGTGCTACTGGAGCAACAATTGATAATGTAAAAGTTGTAATAGATAATAGCGGAAATACTTATAGTCCAGTTTATTTATTCGAAACTGGTAATGCTGAATTTAGAACTGAAGTTGGTGTTCAAAGTACTGACTATGAAAAGGTATTCGCTAGAAAATTCACATTTGCACCTTATGGCGGTTTTGATGGTTGGGATGTTTATAGAACAAGTAGAACTAATTTAAATAAATATACTATTAATGGAACAGGTGGTGTTGCAGGTGGACCTGCTGGTACTAATGTTTTTGCTAATAAAGCATTAACTACTGGTGACAATGGTATTACTTCTGATTATTACGCATACTTAGAGGCTATACTAACATTTAGTAATCCAGAAGCGGTTAATGTTAATGTTTTTGCCACGCCAGGTATAAATAGTTTTGATAATACTAGTTTAGTTGAACAGGCAATTGAAATGGTTGAACAAGATAGGGCAGACTCATTTTACATTGTTACAACGCCAGATACAGATGCATCTGGAGATACATTATTAGTTGATGATATTGTTGATGCACTTGATGGTCAATTTGATAGTAGTTATACGGCAACATACTGGCCATGGGTTCAAATAAATGACGAAGAAAATGGTGTATTTATTTATATTCCACCTACTAGAGATGTTGTTAGAAATATAGCTTTAACTGATAATATTTCATTCCCTTGGTTTGCCGTTGCAGGTATACAAAGAGGTGATGTGAAAGCAATAAAAGCTAGAAAGAAATTAACATTGTCTGATAGAGATACGCTTTACGATGGTAGAGTTAATCCAATCGCTACTTTTACAACTGAAGGTATTAAAATATTTGGAAATAAAACACTACAAATAAAAGATACTGCACTTAATAGAATTAATGTTAGAAGACTTCTATTACAGGCTAGAAAACTTATTTCTGCTGTATCAGTAAGGTTGTTATTTGAACAAAACGATGATATTGTTAGAAACCAATTCTTAAGCTTAGTTAATCCAATATTGGATAATATTAGGTCTGAGAGAGGTTTGACAGACTTTAGAGTTGTTTTAGATGACAGTCCAGAATCAATTGATAGAAGTGAGTTAGTTGGTAAAATATTCCTTAAACCTACAAGAGCATTAGAATTTATTCAGCTTGAGTTTGTTATAGTGAATACTGGGGCAAGTTTTGATGATATTTAATCACAATAAACTATTTTTAAAAGCGGCATTTGTTTGCCGCTTTTTTTATTTAATATATTTAAGTTTTTACAAATAACTTGATATTTATATAATATAAAGATAAAAAAAAA